GCCTTGAAAAAGAAAAAGCCGCTCAAGGCGGCTTATTGCGTTTCACTTCTCCCGCCGTGGCGGTGGTTGGGTAAAGCATGGCGTGGCCGGTCAGGCGTAGCGGTTGGCTGTGTGTACGATGGCCCTGCCCCATGTAAAGTCGGCAGTTCCGTAGCGCGTGTTATCGAACGTCAGAAGGTATTGCTTGGGTCCGTACGGGAATATCATAGGGTGCGGCTGCGTAAGAGTTCCGCCCGAGAACGTGGCGTTGATCGAGCCAATATAGGTCATGCTTGCGCTGAACACGCGAGATGAGTTTCCGGTACCCGCTGGCCCGCCTGCCATGTTGTAGAAGGTGCCGTCCATGTTTAGGAGCTTCGTGCCCTCATACCCGGTCGATCCGGAATCTGCGCCGATGAGTGTCCATGTGCTTAGATCAGTCGATGACGCCAACGCCGCATAGAATGGGCTACCCGTAAAGCTGGTGTTGTTGGTGATCGAATATGCGATCAGCCAGCGGCCGTTGATCGCGTCGTACGCGAGGAATGGGTCGTACACGCCCACGCCGCTGGTTGCCATCGGCAGTGTGAGCTGCGTCAGCGTCGAGAGTACGCTCGGTCCAGACAGCACATCTCCAGTGGTCAGCAGACCATGCAGGATTTTCAGCGCCCCCCCGAAGCCATTGCCCCAGGTGGATATCGCAAACCTCCTGCTTCCGTCCGGATACGCAATACAGGTAGCCGCCTGGTCGTTGTAGATTTTCCCGTCACGCTGGATCATCACCACGCCGACCTGCGTAATTGCGTAGGTATCGAGCGCGAGTGTGAAGATGCCGCAATACGACGCGCCGGCATGGTCCGGCGCCGTCGCCGTGAATGTAGCCAAGTTACCGACGATATATGGCGTGCCGTCAGAATTGGTGACGACTGTCATGTCACGCATACCGACAGCGCCGAAGCGGCCCGCCTTGAAGTTCGACACTTTCCATACCGACGATGACCCGGTGGCGACGGTGAATCCCGCTTTCCACCCCGTCAGGCTGCCGATCGTTCGCAGGTCGTAGCGCGACGTGTGGTCATAGGATGTCATCTTCGTCCATCCAGACCCCTTATCAATCCACACGCCAATCGAGTTTGCAACCAACGAGAAGCCTAACTTGAAGGGTGCGGTGAACGTCGTGTTGATCGAATTGAAGAATGAGCTAGTGCCTGATATCTTCGACTGCACGCGGATCACACCGGCAATCCTGTCGATGCTGCTGAATATGAAATTGTTCGCGTCTTTGACGATGCCGACACCAAAATTGTCGTAGCCAGTAGCGGCGTTGCCAACTTGGTCGACTGATATCGAGACGAATGCCTGCGGCATCGTCAGGTCAGAACCTTCGCTGATTATTGTGTTCTTGACCCCACTGTCAGTGATGGTCATTTGGCCGCCGGACACGCTATCGGCCCCGATTGTCGATTCCGTGTAGCGGTTAAATTGCCCCGTGTCAGAGGTGAATGCTTCGGAAAGGAACACGAGGTTCGATGGCTGGAGATTGAATGGGTTGATTGATATCTGTTGCGTAAATACCAGACTGGTCGGAGCAATCGATACATTGCTAGTCTTGAAGAATACCGGGCCGCAGGTGAACATTATGCGAACGCCTTATTCATCTGGCACATCAGCGCGGCACCGTCGTAGTAGCAGGACATCAGGTCCTTCGCGCCCGCCGTTGTCGAAAGTGTCGGCGCGGCCCCGCCAGCAAACTTGAAAACGGTGCCGTATGCCAGCGTGCGAGCACCAGTCCCGTCCTGCGTGATCGCGAAGTTCAATACCATCCCCGCAGTCAGGTTGCTGGGGTTGGAGAGCGTGCGATTCCCGCCCAGCGTCACAGTGAAGTTGTTGGAGAGCGATGCGTCAACGGAAATAGTGGCACCGTCAGTGAGCGCCACTGGTGCGACGCATTGGTTCTTTGTGAAGACGTTGACCGCAGCAAGCAGCGCGGACATGTCAGCTGCGACCAGTGCGCGCATCGTCGGAGCGGCGTCGGCGCCAGTCGTCGGACCTGCCAGAAAGGTGTTCTTCGCTTGCGGCTTGAGGGTGAACGTCAGCGTGCCAGAATTGGTGACCGGGCCGCCGGAAACGGTGTAAAGGACTCCCGGCACAGCCAGGTCGACGCTGGTAACTGTGCCGCCAGTACCGGTCGGGTAGCTCAAGGCGGTCCACGAGCCGATCAGCGTCGGGTCGGTGCCCGTGATGACGTAGACCTTGCTGTTGTCAGAGCGCGCGCACCAGTCGCCCTTCTGGCCTGCCAGTGCGAGCATGGCGGTCTGATTCGCGACGGAGCCGAGGTAGTCGATGATCGCCAAATCAGGAAGCTGTGAAGTCGGAAGCTTGCCGCCGGAATCTAGCGAGGCGACGCCGCCGGCAGCTCCGCGAGCACTTGTCGCCAGCGCGCCGACATCGGATGCCGCCAAGGTCACATTGCCGGTTCCGTCAGGCGCAATCGCATTTACACTCACGACCGCGCCGGCAGACGCGCCCCCCATCACGCGGCAATCGGTATAGCTGGACACGGTTGATGTGCCGGTCACGACCGAGTACAACGGCTTGCGACCAGAGGTGAACCCGACTTGGTTGACAGAAACAGTGCCGTCGGTCAGCTTCGCCTCGACGTAGTTTGTCGCGGATGCAGTCAGTGTGACGGTGCCGTTGATAACCTGTGTCGGCGTACCGGCGATCGAGACGGTGCCACCAAAGTACCCCCAAGTGAGCCCGGTCGTGGTGCTGGCGCGCCGACCGTAGAGCATCGCTGGCGATGCTGCGTCAAGCAGCGCATTCGCGGAAACTTCTTTCTGTGCCTGGCTGGCTTGAATCAGGTCCAGATTCGTCGTGCTGTTCGACATGGCGTTCCCATAAAAAAACCGCCTCGCGGGCGGCTTGATAGAGCTTTGAATTTCTAGATCGTGGCGTTGGCCGGATACCCGCGCCCTACGACTTCCGATATCTGATACACGCTCACGGTGATCGAGCTTTGCGCACTTCCGAAATCCGCTACCTGATCGGACGCGGCGTACGTCATGGTCGGCGTTGTGACGGTGAGCGTCCGCACGACGCTGGCCCCGTTCAAGATGTCGACCTGGTACTGCTCGCGTGTTTCGCCCAGCGGCACATCGACGTTGTCGCGCCACTCCCCGCCGATGCGCGTGCGCCGCGTCCAGTTAATAATCAGGTCACCGGCAGCATTGCGCCCACCACCGACCTGCACCGGAGCGTATGGCTTGAGTCCCGCGCCTTCGTTCTTGAACGACTGCGGCGCCGTCGTCCCGAGCGAACCGCCCGAGGTGACGGCCTTGTATAGCTGCGTGCGGCCGATGTCAGAAGTGCTGGCCGCGACACGCACCATCGTGTTCGGATTGAGCAGCACGAACCGCTCGCGCGCCACATGGGTGCTCATCGCGTATTCCGAGCCGCGCCGGCCTCGCATGAAGCCGGTCAGGGTGTAGGTCCCATCGGAGTTCAGGGCGGCATTGCGGAAATACGCGATCTCATCGCCAATGACCGCCTGCTGGATGCCAGCGATGAAGCTGTCGAACGAAATCGAGGAAAGCTCGCCCGAGGTCAGGCGCACGGTAAGCGAATTGAGTTCGTCCGGAATATTCCCGCCATGGAAGTCGCCAAGCGCGTTGACGGTCTGCCCCATTGTCGCCGCATTCGTGAACGTGGCGATCGACTGGTAACTGGCCCCGCCGTCCGCAGACTGGAACAAGGTCGCGCCACGCCACGACGCATCGCCGCTCGCCGCCGCGTAGAACCCGGCATCGTTGTCCGCATCGCGCAGCATGTTGATGTTCACATCAGCTCCAATACGGTTGCGCCCGGCACGAACACGGTTTTCTCGTTTGGTGGCGTTTCGGTCACGATGACATGCGGCGCGTAGTAGCTCGAATCGTCGGAGATCGCCTCGCACTTGAGGACGCCAGCCGGTGATGCCGTGATCTTTGTCAGGCGCATCAAGTTGCCTTTCACAAGAACTAGGTCGGTCGGCTCAAGGTACGCATATTTGCGCGGCAACGAGAACGTGTAGGGCAGTCGCCCGGCCCACGCCGTGTGCAAGTTAACGTCAACGATTTGCTGCGCCTTCGTGTCGCTCAGCACGAGCGGGATATCGAGCGTGGTTTCGTCCAGGCTGAATCCAACAAGACGCTTTGCGGTCTTCGTGGCCTGCTCATAATCGGTCGCGGCGAGCATGTAATTCACGTTTATCGTGCGCGGCAGCTCGACTTCCTGCTTGCGCACTGTCAAGAGTGGATCTTCTGCCTGTCCGGTCGAATCGGTAGCCGCGAGGTCCTCATCCTCGATCACAGTCACAGTCGTCCCGCCGCGCTTGACGAACTTCACGACGCCCTGCGACTCGACCGCGTCGAAGAAGTACGCCGGTCGCAGCGCATCGATAGCGTCACGAACGGTAGTCTGCTTGGCGATTACGTAGCCATCAACGGTGTCGTTCAACTGCGAAACGTCGTAGCTACTCATGCCTGCGCGATTTGACAGGTCAGCTACGATATCGCTCAACTTGGCCGGGGTCGGCGTCAGTACGCCGCCGCCGTCGCTCAGGCTCCCGTCGATATAATCAATGGTGGACGCGAGTCCCGATGTGCTGCTCGTTGCGTAGTTCCCGCCCACGCGAAATGCGACAATTTTATGAGTCGTCTCGTCCCACATGGCTGCCTGCAAATCGCCGGTGCCATGCGCTACGCCCGTGGTCTCGACCGGCGTAGTCGAATTGTCGGGGGAGAAACGGATCGTCTCGTCACGCCCGAGCCAGCGTTCGCCAATGACATAGATACCAATCTGGCCGTCGCCTGGGTCCGGAGTGAACAGCCAGGCGCTAGGGGCAAGCTGGTAGAAATTGGTGGGGACAGAGCTTGAGAAGCGGGTTGCAGAACTGGTGTATGACGCATAATTCAGGTCGCCGCCAGACAGTGCGCACAGCCACAAGTTGCCGTCGTACTTGTTATATTCGCCGTACCTGCCGACGACACCCCCGAACGAGGCTGGGGCAGTCCCGATATGTACCGAACTGCTTGAACCAATATCGACGCGAACCACGTCTCCATTGGCGCGAACGGCCCAAAAATATGTATCGTCTTTCGATGCCGCATACATATTCGTGAACGCACTCGGGTTCCCGACATCGACGAACTGGTCGCTGACATAGGCAAGACTTGCCGGATCGAGCATCACCAAGCGCGCACCGCCGCCACTGACGTTAAAGCCCAAAATGTATTTACCACCAGCGTAGACCGCGTCGAAACCGACCTGCCCTGCCGTCAACGTTATCGGACTATGTCCGATGTCGGTCCCGGCGGTAATGTCGTTTACGTAAAATTGAGGCGAGGTAGACGATTGCAGACCATCGAAAACAGTGACAAGACGATTGCGCGCATCGTCAAAGATGAAGTGGGAATTTGGCGCCCAATGGTCGGAACCAGTCGGCAGGTTCGTGACCGCCTTCAGCGTCCCCTTATCGTTCTGGACTACACCCCAATTGCCACCGTTATACACGGACACGAACGAACCGGCGCCTCCAGCCCCGCCACCAGAAGCACTGAACACGCGGTCAAACCAAAGACCAATTCCCGCGGCAGATTTATGGGTACCACCAATTTCAAACGTTAGGAATGGAAGGGCGTTTCCGTCATTTAGTAGCGGGAACATTTCAAGTACGACGTACGCGGTGCCGCGATATGCCGGTACGTTACCGACGCCGAGATATTGCTCGATTAGTGGATCTGGCAACTGCTCGTCGTCGCCAAGGTAGATACGCAGCTTGCCGCCACCCTCAAGCTTGGCGCCGTCAAAGATCAGGCGCTTTGCCGGTCCCGCCCAGATTCGAAGCACGCCGGCGATCGGGCCGTCGCAGATCGCGACAGCGAAGTTCCCGAAGTAACTGTAATTCCTCGTGGTCTGGCTTGGCCCACCCTTCCCGCCGGTGGTCGTGTCGGTCTTCACCTCCACGAGGTCGGGCGCCCAGATCACGTTGCCCTGCAAGCCTACCGTGCCGTAGACAATTGGGATCGGGCGACCGTATTCCGAACTCTGCACGCGCAGGTCGGACAGGCGCGGACCTTCTACGTGCGGGAGTTGACCAGGCATGAGGATGCCGCCAGCCGCAGACCCCAGCGAGAAGCCGTACATAGCACCAGTGGGGCCACCGACAACGAACCCAATGGTCGCCCCAATCACGCCGCCGATCAAGCTCCCACTCATGCTTCGACTCCCGGAAACTGGTAGGCGGCGACGATACGCTTGGCCCACTCGGCGTCAATTCGGTGCTCCACCACGCGACGCGCCTGCGCGTAGGAGTGGATCATTCCGTGATCTGTCATGATTGCAAGGTGCTGCGGGTCGCCGTCGAAGCGCATCAACAGGATGTCACCGGGCTGCGCAGTGGCGACTCGGACAGCCTGCCCCTCCACTGCCCGGCGCAGCGAGCCGCCATTCGGCACGCGGGAGTAGCCTGTTTGATCGAGTAAGGCGATACCTAAATCGCGCGCCACGCACACGATTAGGCCGGCGCAGTCCATGCCAGAGCGGTTGCGCCCTTGGTGGTGATAGCGAATGCCGAGATATTGGCGAGCCGCCGCCACGATGTCATCGCGCGTCATGCGGAAGCCCCGTAGTTCACGCCACCAACTTGGTAGATTCGTGCACCTGGCACATCGGGGAAGCCGTAGAAGTTGATGACGTTATTGAACTTCGCCTTGCAATCCTCGTCGCGGCGCTTCATGCAACCTGCGTACATGGTGTACGTGTCGCCGGCTGCGATGGCGTCGTAGAAGGCCTCGTGAAGCTCGATCACGCCGACCGAGTACCGCTTGACCTCCATCGAGCGGCCCGAATTTGCGCCACTGGTGAAGGTCAGCTTGCCGCCTGTGAACCAGTCATCCGGCTCCGTGCGGCCGCTGTCGCTGATGATGCGATTCGAGGTCACCGAAGTGACCGCGCCAGGTATCGTGAACAGTGCCAGGTCGATTTTGCAGTGCGGCCCGCCGAGATCATCGATGCAGTTCTGCGTTGTCAGGCGAACGATAGTCTTTGTCCACGCCTGCATCAGGCCGCGCAACTCCGCTGTGAACTTGATGCGCCCACCCGTGACCTCGCCCAGCGTGCCGGAACTAAGGATGTTCTTGCCCATCGTCAGGTCGAGGTAGTTCACCTCGAAGTACTCAATGGCGGCACCATCCCATAGACCCGAATGAATGTCTGCGTCGGTGATCGCCGGAGAAGCGAGAAACCCGTCGATCTGGAGGTTATCCGGGTTGAGTTCCGACGAACTTTCGACGTTGGAGCTGATATAGCCAGCCGTCGAGAGGTAGGTAACGCCGTCTATCGGAAGGTCACGGTCGCACGAAGTAGCAGCGACGACAGTACCGTTTTTGAGAGTCGCCTTCCAGCAAGTTGCAGCCGTGACCGCGCCGCTCGCGTACCATGCGAGCATCGCCGTGGAGAGGTTCTTCACAGGCGAATCTCCACAATCGGGATCTGGCCCCACTGGAACAGGATTCCATCGCTATTGTTCTTATCGAGGGCATCAAGTTGCATTTTGTCGGTGTCGAAGCGCGCCGGAATATCGAACTCGCCGGTCCACGTATTCGAGAGCGAGCCGCCAGTGATCTTGCCGGTGACGTAATCAATAGTGCCGCCGCCGACCATGACAACCGTGCCGGAAACCGGTGTTGAAATGGGACGGATCTCCGTCAGATCGCCACTGGTGTACTGCTTTGCGAGCTGCAGCGAGCCGTCTCCATTCTGGATAACCACGCCCTGCCCGGCCTTGACTTGGTAGTCGCTCCAGTCACGGAAGCGGAAGCCGTAGAGGCGCCCCTTGACGACGCGGAAGAACGCAATCAGGTCGTCAGTATCGGCCTGCGGCATGGCACGCATGCCGACGTTCCACTCGCCGCGACTGTTCGCCCAATTGCCTTTGCCGTACTCGCGACCGGAATCGACGGTCACAATGGACGTTTGATATCCCGGGCCACCGATCGCGCCGAATGCGATGTTCAGCGGGAAACGGGCGGAGTTGTTGAAGCTCATCCATTCCTCCGAAGGGCGCGCTGAACGTGTGCACCCATTTGCATCGCAGCCTGGTCAATCGTTCGTGTATCCGTGCCAGCGGCGAAGTGGTTGTTGATGTTGATGACGTTGCTTTGCTGCGGCTGGTCGCTGCCATGCGAAGCTTGTTTGAATACGTCGTTCGGCAGGATGGTTCCAGCGGTCTTAGGCACGAAGATTTCCGGACCTTGCTCGCCAACCAGTGAGGGACGACCAACGGGAGGATCGCCGCCATCGGCGAACCGGCCGGCGAGTGCGGAGTACCACGGCACGGAGCCGCCATCCAGTCCAGCAGGAAGCATCGTTTCGCCGCCACCAAGTGCCCCGGCTAGTCCGCCAAGCCCTCCGGCCGCGCTGCTGACGCTCATCGACGCCAAGGCTGAAGCAGCAGTTCCCGCCGCTGCGGTCAGCGTCGAAAGGCTTGCAGTTGCGGTCGCCATCACCGCATCTTGTGCGGTGATGGATGCGGTCAGCGTGGAAATCGCGGCAGTACCAGATGTAGCAGAGGTTCCGAGCGTCGTTAGTGCGGTGTTCGCCGCAGTGCTAGACAGCGCATCCGATGCTCCTTTTGCTGCGCCAGTCGCCCCCGCGCCAGAGGCCAAGTTGGCGAGACCTTGACCCAGGCCGCCGTTTTGCACCCAGCCGAGCGCGCTGGAGATCATGCTCTTCCAGCCCATGCGAGCCACATCGGCAACGACGGAATCAACTAGCGACTTGAAGGAGAGCTTGCCGGTGACAGAGAGCTGTACGAACGCATCCTCGACACCCTTGAGCGCGTTGGTCATGGTGTTCTCGACCTGCGTTCCCATGTCGTTCGCGGCTTCCTGGTACTTCACCATTGCCTGATGAAAGCCGTATTCGGGAGTCTTCTGGATGGCAGCGGCGAGATCGATCTGCGCCATGCGGGTCTGCTTGATGGCGTCGGCTTGCTGCAATTGCTTGGCGATTTCCTCGTCGGAGAGGTTCAGACCGTCGCGGCGCGCCTGGCGCAGCTTGTCCTGCACCTCGGCATCGATACGGTGGGCCTCGGTCAGCTTGGCGACTGAGAGCGAGTCTTGACCGAGCAACGAGATCATGAACTGCTCGTTATCGATGCCGATCTTCTGCTGGGCGAAGTACTCGGTCATGCCGGTATCGAACTCGACCTGATGCTTGCCTTGAATGGCCTGCGACATCACCTGTTGGCGACGGATATATTCGTCCGTGCCCTTCTTGATGCCGGCCGCTTCCAATTGCGCCATCTGGCCGTTGATCTCGCGCTGGATGGCCGATTCTTTCAGGCCGGCGGTTTCCTCGTTGATCTTGACGACCGAATCATCGAACTTCTTGAGCGCGATGAGCTGCTTTTCGCGGATTTCCAGATCCTGCAGCGCCTTCGAGGCGTCGATATAGGCCTGCTTCTGGGTCGCGGTCAGTGGCGGCAGCTTGGCGGCTGCGCGTTGGGTATCACTGAATTTGCCGAGAGTGACGTCAAACTCGGCCATCGCAGCTTTCGAGTCGCGAATCTTGCCGGCGAATTTGTCCCAATTATCGACCACGTACTGCATGCCGACCGTCTGTCGCTGCAGATCCTGCATCGCCTGCTTGAAGGGGTCAGTGGTCGCAGACGACGTATCGACGTTCTGGATGGTGTTCTTAATGTCCGGCGCACCCTTGCGAGCGGCGTCATCCTCGGCTTTGCGGCGCAGGGCATTCTGCTTGATTCGCTCGAACACGTTGGACGCGGCACCAGCCATCTTGCCGACATAATCGGTGTTCGTGGCCTCCGACAGCGCATCTTTGATCTGCGCGCCGACTTGCGATACCGCCGAACCGGCAGCATTCATGCGGTTGCGGAACGCCGTGAAGGCGATGTCCCCATGGAGAGCCGCAGCGACGCCAGCGCCAAAGTCCCGACCTAGACCGCTCATCCAGTCCAGCGCGTTCTTCCAGGCCGTGCGCATGGATTCGAACACGATGATCGCAGCCTTACCGAGGCCAACCCAAGCGCCAATCGACACGTTGATATAAGACTTGGCGATATCGAGCGCCCACGAAAAGAAGCCCCCAACGGTGTCTTTGACGCCACCGAAAACCTGCGTGATCCACGCCGAGATCTTGCCGAAGACATCTTTGACTGAAGTCCAGAGGCCGGAAGTCCCGTCCCTGATGACGTCCCACACGCCACCGATCCAGTTGCCGACGGATGCGGTAACGCCACCGAGGGTCAGGAGCTTGTCCTGGAACACGTAGAGGGCAGCAGCGGCGGCCAGAGTAGCGGCTGCGATGGCGACAAGCGGATTCGCCAGCATGGCTGCATTGAGCGCGATGACCGAAGTACGCAGCTTGGAGAAGATGCCGATGCCAATCAGGCCGGACGCGGAAGTAACGCTGCCAAGGGTGGTGATCGCCGCGGTAACAGCGGAAATCGCCATCGGCAGGACTTTCGTGACGGTGAACAGGCCGACCAGGCCGGTCGCGATCTTCGGCACGAGGGGAATGATGCGTTCGAGGGATGGCATGATTGCCGACAGTGCGCCGAACTTCCACGAGTTCATGGTCGCAACCATCTTGGCCCAGGCGATCTCCAACTGCTCCGCTTTTTCGGCCAGCTCGGTCGTGATCTTCCCGTTGACGTTCCCGCGCAGAGCAAGCTGCTCCAGCACCGGGATCATCGTGGCGCCTTTCTTACCCATCAGGTCGATAGCGATACCGGCCTTCCCGGCGCCGTCAGCGCTGTTCAGGAGCTTCTTGCCGACGTCGAGCATCACATCACCGACCGGGCGCAGCTTTCCGCTCGCGTCCGTGTAGGCAATGCCGAGATTCTTGAACGCCTGCTGCTGTTTCTGGCTGCCGCCTTGGGCGTCATACATTGCCTTACCGAGCTTCGCCGCGCCCTGCCCGGCGGTTGCCAAGTCCATCCCGGTCAATTTCGCCACGCCCTTGAGTGCCGAAAGCGCCTCAACCGATACGCCAGTCTGCATCGACATGTGTTTCAGCTCTGCGGCGCCAGCGATAGAGCTTTTGGCGATCTCAATCAGGCCGGTGATGCTGCCGACGACGCCCAGCGTGCTCATCGCCATGCCTACTTTGCCGAGCGCGCCCTCCAGCCCCTTCATTGCCGTCTCGGCGGTCGCGGCCGAACCTGCGATCTTGTCCATCGCTGACTTCGCGAGATACGAGGCTCGGTCCAATGCGGACTCGAACTTCGCGATATTCGCGTTCAGGTCGATGTTTAGCGATCCGAGAGACATGGGGAGTCCTTCAGCTTTCTGTTTCTTTGGCTTGGGCACGCCGGCGGGCGGCGTTGTGGGCTTCGGCGGCGAAAATCATTCGCCACTGCGCGGCTGTCTTGCCTTCTACCGTGGGCTCAACCTTGGGTGCAGTGGGTTCCGGCTCGCGGTGAAGCAGGAAATCTTTGATCTCGAAAGGCTCTTTTCGCTTTTTCGAGTCGCGGTGGATGTTCCCCACCACTGCAATCTGATGCGCGTGAAATGCGTCCTGCACTTGGAGCCCGAACGGCTCGATCTCGTAGAACTCTTGCCATTCGAGGTATTCGGCCATCGGCATGGACTCGATCTCGCCCACCGTCTTGCCGAGGGCGAGCGCCAGTCGGAAACGGAACCGGCGCTCTGGGCGATCCCTCAGTTTGGGGCGGCGTCGTCCTTGAGCAGGTTGTTGAACTTGAGCGCCTTCGTCGCGAGAGCTTCCACAGCCTCGTTGCTGGAGACGCGGAACTGCTCGAGGTCATCGTCCGAGAAGACGCGAGCCCCGGTATCGCTGTCCACGACGGTTGAAATGATGATGCGGAGCCCAAGCTCCTTCTTCGCATCGTCCGAACTGCAAGCGTTGCGGATCGAGTCGATCTCGGTCACCGAGAGCTGCGACATGCGCACGATGCCGAAGCCATCGAGCGGCTCGTCAATGGTCTTCGGCTTGAGCGCGGCGAAGAATGCGGATTTATCGAAAGCCATGTGCGCTCCTTATGCCGAGGCTAGCGTGATGTCGCCGGTGATCTTGAGCGAGCCTTGGATTTCAAGCTTGCCGTCGACCTTGGCTTCGGGGCCGTCGAACTTGGTGTGGAAGGCCGAGAACGACATGGTGATCGTGGTCGCGCCGTTCGGGATGACGATCTGGTATTGCGAGGTCACGCCGTTGTTGCAGTCCTGGCGCATCGCTTCCTGCGTTGTGCCGTTGATGAAGTTGCAGGTGTAGTCGCAGCTTCCGTTGTCCTTCAGGCCGGCGATGAACTCTTTCGCCGTCGACAGCAGGTGGGTGACGTCGATAGCCGATACCGACACGCCGCCGAGCTTGATGTCGTTCGACTCTTCCAGCTGGGCATAAGTGGCTGTGGTGGCCGTGTAGGAGCCGACGACCGAAGCGGCGCCACCAGGTGCGCTCGCGGTAGTGTAGGTGCCGGTGGTCGAGGTCAGCTTCGTGAAGACGAACGTGCCGTTGTAGGCCGCTGGCGTGGCGCCGGACACGGTGATGGTGTCGCCGGTATTCAGGCCGTGCGCGCTGGAAGTCGTCAGCGTCGCAGTGGTGCCGGATGCGGTGATGGTGCTGATGGTTTGCGGCGTCACGGCGCTGCTGGTGCCGCGCTGCAGGTAAGTACCTTGCGAGCGGATTGCCTTCGATGCGGTCATTTGTGGCTCCTAAAGTAAAAAGCCCGCATCTGCGGGCGACAATAAAAAAAGCCCACCGAGGTGGGCTGCTCATTCCAGAGAGCGAAATCAGTTCAATTTCAGCGGCTGCTGCGCTTGCTCCAGCAACGCGGTCAGTTCAGATTCCAACTTCGGCTTTTCCTGCTTCCGCAGGTTCAGCCCTTTGCCGTGAAAGGAGCCGCGGCGGGCGCTGTCGCGGCACTCCAACTCTTTTTCCATGCACTGATAGCGCAAGCCTTCACGTTGGTTCTTTATGTAGGCAGCCATCGCATTGAAGGCGTCGATGTATGCCAGCTTGAATGCCAACGCCTTCTTTCCGCTGAACCCCATCGCAAGGAGCGTGAAGCCATCACGAGTAATTCGAAACGAAGGCGACTCGATTGCCGCTCCTCCGCTTGGATTGGTACGCAGTTCCACCGTCTCCGCAAAATTGTGGAGACGGTCATCTGGCAATTGCGCCCGCAGATCGCGGATCGCCCTCAGCACGACGTCATGGCGTCGTCCGAACACAGCCGAAACGTGCAGCGATGTCGTGGTCAGATGCTCGCCGTCTGCCGAAATGAAGTCTTGAAAGCTCAGTACAGGAACTTGGTTCATGCTCTTGCCTTTCTGGAATGAAAAAGGCCCGCGTATCAGGCGGGCCTAGGTTTTCCGGTCTGCGCCGGCTATCAGATTTGTCAGGCGTTTAGCCAGACGGAAAACTCAAGCGTGCGTCGGAAAAGCTTCGTCTCCGGCTCATAGCCAGAGGTGGCATTCAGTGGAACACCGGTTAGAACAGGAGACTGCGTAATCGCCGCGGTGACGAGATCAGCAAGACTTTGCGCCGTCGCGCGGACATTCGAATAGACGTCAATCTGATACCGGGCGTTATCCAACGTCGAAGCGCCAGTCAGCGTCCAGTTCGGCGCGTTGTAGACCAGCGCGTAGACGATGTACGGCGCCACATCGCCCTGTGCGGCCACGTCGGGGCGAATCGGGATCGAACCCAGCCCCGAATAGCCGTGCATGGCGGCGTAGACGGCCTGATCGAAGTTCACCGGCGATCCTCCTTGTCCAGACGCTCCTTGAGGCGGTCCTCGAATCGCTGCAAGGCCTTCTCTTTCGCAGCCTCGAAAGCCGGGCGCATGAAGGGTTTGGCCTGCATTTTCGAGGTGCCGAACTCCAGAAAGCGCCAGAAATAGGCGTGTTTTACGTCCTTGAACGTCACGATCGTCTCGGCGTTCGATTTCGTCTGTCGGACGCGCTTCTTGATGATCTGACCGCGCAGCCAACCGGGGCTCACTTTCTCACCGCCATAGAGCTTGTAGTCTTTCGCCGCGGTGACGACACGGTTCTGCGCCTCTTTCTGGAAGACGAGGGCAGCCGAGCCGAGGCACGACGCCAAAACGTTGTTGCCGAGCTTGTCGGGAAGCTGAAGCAGGCGATCCTGCAGCTCCTTGAGGCCCTGAACTTCGATCTCAACCATCGTTCAGGCCCTCGGACGCCAGGATGCGCATTTCGCGGCGGCGCTCATCGACCGTCGTGGCACTGTGAATGTTGAAGATTCGCGCTCCAAATACGATGCGCATCGCGGCGACGTCCTTCGGGACGGCCAGTAGCGGGTGGTAGCGGATCGCGATTTCATGCGATACCTCGGACTGCACGGCCTGTGCTGCCATCAGCTCACGCCCTGTCAGTGGCGCGATTGCGGCCGGCACATTCGGCAGTACTTCAGCCCAATCGGTGAGCGGCGAGCCGTCGTCGGCAGTTCCGGTCGACCGCGACTGGAACGTCACGCGCTGGCGCAGATCTCCGGAACGCATTTAGTAGCCCATGACTCGGAAGCCATCGAGCAACCGGTCGACAAACGGAAGCGGCTCGACTTTCCCGCGCGGCAAAATGGCGACTTCCTCGCGGTTCTCATACAGGGTGCCAATGCGGATCAGCATCCAGCTCTTGATCCCCTGCGGAACATCGGCGGCGGCTCCATAGCCGCTGGTGAATTGCACTTGTACTGCATCAACCTCATTCCGAGTGGCAGGCCAAGACGTGCCGTAGGCCGGGACAATGCGGCCAATCGGGCTGGATAGACTGACCTTGTATTGAGATGGGTCAAGGGTTTGCAGCACGCCATCGGTGTCAACATACTGAATCGAGTCCACGGATTGCACTTGCGCTACACCTGGATAGATCTCAAAGCCACTCACGCCATCGCGCTTTGCCATCAGAATTGGGCCTGGCGCGATGCTCCAGTTCTGGCCGTAGTAGTTCGCCTCGGACAGGCTTGAACTTGGGGATGGGAAGGCGTCCAGCACCAACTTCCATGTCTGCGTAACAAAGGCGCGCCTGCAAATCGATTCGGCATAATGGCGCGCTGCGGCGATCAGCGCCGAGATCAGGTCGTCATCGTCGTCGTAGATGACGCGCAAATGCGCCTTCGCCTCGGCCAGCGAAATTGGTTCTTCCGCAGGACCGGTTACGAGAATGAGTGACATTGGCTAACCCTTGTGACGAAAAAGCCGCCCGAAGGCGGCTCACACTGGCGATGGCGCGATTACTGCGGGGGGTTGCTCGTCGGCGCGTTGACCGGGTTGCCGAGGATCGCGGTCACCGAGGCCAGGACCGCGGCGGCGTTGGATGCCGGCGTGATCGTCATGCGGGTGTAGCGCTTGCTGCCGGTGTAGCCAAGCTTGCGGGTCTTGTTGACGTCGGTGTAGGCCCACGATGCGTTTGCGATCGAACCGTTCATGTCGGTCGATGCCACCGTGCTTGCGTCGGCCAGCGTCGGGCTGTTGCCCTCTTCCAGCAGCACGGTGTAGGAGCCAGCCACGCCAGCATTTGCGCCAAGCGCGATGGAATAGACCAGCGAATCGAAGCCGGCGCGGTCAACGATGTTGCCGACAAGTGCTGTGTTGTTCGAAAAGCTGACCGGGGCCAGCACCTGCACGGTGTGGATGGAGTCGAGTACGTCTTTCATGGAGATCCCTCAAGAGTGCGTGTGTCGAATAGCCCGCCACGATGGCGGGCGACCTTGGGCCGAATTAGGCGAACTTCAGGAGCTTGATGGCTTCCGAGTTGGTCACGGCGCCACCGGTGCGCTTGGTGGTGTAGAACCCGATGTTCGGCTTGTTGGTGAACGGATCGCGGATGATGCGGGTGCCGATACGGTCCACGATCAGGTAGCCGAGCTTGAAGTTGCCGAAAGCGAGCGACAGGCTGTTTGCGGCCAGCGCCGGCATGTCTTCTGCCTCGTGGACCGGATAGCCCAGGATGGTGTCGGCCACGCCCGGCGCGGTCGTCGGGGTGAAGACGTAGCGGCCCTGGTAGTCCTTGAAGCCCATGATGGTGAACAGGACTGCTTTATTGGTCACCCAGGAGGCACCATTGCGGTACAGGGCCTTCATCTTCGACACGACGGTGTACAGGTCGTCCACCGGGTTGACGGTTGCCGAAACGGTTTTGAAGCCGCCGGAAACGCCGGTACCAACGGTCTGCAGCGTGCCGAAGGCGCGGTTGCCGTCGTCGGTGGTCGCGGTGGCGTAGCTCAGGAAGCCCTTCGGCATGTTCACGCCCGAGCCGCCGATGTGCGCGGCGCCTTCGGCACGAGCGAACTCGGTCGCCACCTCGCCGGCAAGCCACGATTCGGCGTCGAAGAAGACGTCATCCAGCATTTGCTGGCTCGCCTGCGGGTTGGCGTACAGCTCACCCATCGGCGGCGCGATGTCCACCAGTTGCGGGGTGTTGGTGGCGCCGCGGGGAGCCTGCTCACCGACCCAGCCCGAGGTGGTGCCGCGGGTGTTGATCAGCTTGTGGAAGTCCGAGGTGCTGATTTGCTGCACAGATGCCAGGGCACGGATCGGGGAAATGTTCACCGCCAGCGAGTCGATCATCGAGTCGATGACCTTCGGCACGGCGAAGCCGCCGTCAGGGCCGGAGCTGATGTTCAGGGCCTTTTGCTCGATGGACTTGTCGTACTCGATGCCCTTGCGCAGGTAGCCGCCGAAAGCCTTCTTGTGCTCCTCGGCCTGCTCGTCAACCTGCTTGCCGTCGCTGCCGGTGTTCGGGCGCTTCAGCTTAGCTTCCAGGGTCTCGATGACGGTCTTTTGAGCCGACATGTCAGCGAAGACCTTGTCGAGCTTCGCGGTCAGGTCATCCGGCACGTGCTGGCCCTTTTCCATCTTCTCGATGCGGGCGTCGTTGGTCTTTTTGAATTCCTCGAAGGCGCGGTTGCTTGCTTCGATGGCTTGGGTGATTTGGCTGAGATCGGACATTTCAATTCCTTTTGGCGTAAAAAAAACCGGCGCGAGGCCGGTTCTTGGTGGGTGATGTGCTGCTTTACGATTTAATCAACTCAGTGCGGCGCCCAAGGGCTGCAATGAGTTGACTTGCTTCTTCGTCGGCAGCAGCATCACGCAGTGCCAAACTCTTGATTCGCGCAATAAGCGCCTTGGATTCAGTCCGCGAGAGCGAGCCGGCATCGCGCAGGTAGCTCTCGACAGACTTGAAATCGTTGATTTCTTCGATGGATTTGACGCTGGAGACGCGCGCCTTGTCGTTCATGGGGAAGGTAACGAGCGAGCACTCCCACAAATCGGCCTTTTTGATGGTGCGGATGCCGGTTTTTTGGTCCCAGCTGTCCTCGCGTGTCACATAGCCGATCGACAGACCGCTGATCGCCTTCATCTGCATAAGCTCATAAGCTTCGGCGCCGATTTGCGTTTTCAGGGCCAATTTGCCCTCAACGCGCAGGCCAATGTCGTCTTCCTCCATGCTGAGGTAGACGCCGCACGGCGAATCGCTGTCGTGTTGCCACAAAAGCGCCGGCATGCGGCCCTTGGTGCGGTAATCTGCGAGGCTATCGGTAAAGCAGCCAGGCGCAACGATGTCATCGCCATCGTCAAGCACTCCGTAGACGCTCCCGTAGCCGCTGAACGTGCCGGTTTCGTCAACCGCCTTGATCTCGAATGCGAAATCCTTGTGTTTCATGCTCAGTCCTTCTTTGGTTGCGCTACAGGTGGTGCAATTGGTTGGTCAATTCGAGTCATGTTCATCGGGCGAAGCGGTACATCGAGACCGTCGATCGGGTTGAGGATGATGCCGATGTCGCTTTCCATATGCCGCGCCTCATTACCGGTCATCCAGCCGTCCAAAATGCCGTTGTGGTAGTAGAGGCCGCGTGCGGTGGCATCGCCGCGCAGCAGTGAGGCGACGCCGAAGCGCACGTGAAGAGAATTTTTTTCGTCTTTGTTGAACAGGTCACGGCGAATCGCCTTTTCGAAGCGGTTCAGCCACGGCATCAGTCCGGTATTGATGAAATCAAGGCTCTGCTGCTCGATATTTGAGAACGTAGCCCGCTCCAAATCACCGATCATGTGCGGCGGCACGCGAAAAATGGCCGCGATTTCGCTGCGCTGGTACTGCCTAGTCGCCAAAAACTGCGCCTCATCGGCGTTCATGCTGATTGGCGAGTACTTCACACCCTCTTCCAAAAGTGCGGTTTTATGGGTGTTTTCGCCGCTTGTGGCTGCATCGAAGCTGTCACGCAGCCGGTTATAGGCCTCCTGCGACATCGTCTGGGGGTGCTCGAGCACGCCGCCCATCTTTGCGCCGTTGCGGAAAAGCTGACCGCCGAATTTCTCGGTCGCCAGCGCCAACCCGATGCTCTCGCGCGCATATGCAATCGGGCTGATCCCCAGCCAGCCATTCAAAGTCAGTCCGCGCACATGGAAGATCTCGCCAGGCTGCATGACTTTGAAGCTGCCGTCAGAGAGAGTGACCGAATAGCACAGCGTGTAGTTCGATGCCATTTCCACGCGCACCATATCGGGGTGCAATGGGAGCAGCTCGACCACCTGGCCCGATCGCGTGCGGTTCACGAATGCGTACGCATTTCCGCGCAGGCAGAGCGCCGCAACCATCATTTCGAAGAATTCGACGTTGGTCTGGTAGTCGTTCGGCTGATCATGGAGGATCGGCCAAAGCGGGTGGCTCTTGGCTAAGGTCTTCGCTCCCTTGGCATCCTCCAAGTACACATTCAGCGGCAGCATGCCCACCGATTGCGCAAGCACCTGCACGCACGAATAGACCGCAGCGGCCTGCATCGCCGTTTGAGGACTGACGATGATGCCGGATGCGGAGGCGCCGCCGCCAAAGTTCCAAGCCAGGAACCGTTCGAGCGCGCCCCAATCCGGATTTGCGCTTTTTTGCGCCCATCCAGTCAGTGTTTTCCAGAGTCCAGCCATTTAACCCTCAAAGTGTGCGAATGCCGCGCTCTTCGTAGACGGAAGGCCGGTCTTCTACGCCAGCCATCAAGCGTCCGACCCCCATCAGCAGAGCGCACATATCGTCAATCTTCTCGGCAGACCGCTTGCGGTCCGGCGCGGTATTCAGGTTCGGGTCGGTTCGTGCTACGAGATTCGACGCGCACCAGGTCAAAACCGGGTCGCCGCCGTGCCGCAGGTTCCCGGCGATGTACGCTCGCTCGAGCGCCTGCATCGCGGGGTGGTAACTCTTCGTGCCCTGGATGAATTCGACCATCGGCAAACCGCGCTCACTCAGCCGGTTGACCAGATCCGTCGCGTTCCATGGGTCAAAAGCAATCTCGGAAGGCGTGAAGCGATCCGCGAGCTCAACAATGTCTTTCTCGATCACTGCGTAATCAGTGACGTCGCCCTCGGTCTGGACGATCAGCCCAGCCTGCACCCACGCCGCGTAAGGCACAGTGCCGCGCTCGGTACGCTGCTTGACTGCCGATTCCGGCACGTAGCGGCGCGCCCAGGTGTAGAAGACACCCTCCACTTCCCATGTGAGCCGCACTACAGCAAGGTCGGTCGTTGACGCGAGGTCAAGCGTGATGACGCACCGGTGGCCCTTGAGCCAATCCAGATCCACGGCGCCGTTACAGCGCCCCCACTTCTGCAAGTCGACCCAAGCGGTTGCTCCGGCAGCGGGCCGATTCAAGCGCTTGATCTTGAATTCGGCATGCCGCCCTGGCATTGCCTTGGCTTCGACCGCCTCCTTGCGGATCTCCTTCAACAGGAGCGGGTTGACCTCCATGAGCGGATTGGCCTTGATCCACTTGCTCTCGTCAAAGTCGTCATCTGCCGGCGTGCCAGCCGCCTTATCCTCATCGTCCAGCGCGAAGTACACGGCAAGGAAGTGATCGGCCTCGACCACTCCCTCGAGCAGTTGCTTGGCGAAGTGCCGAATCTCGCCCCACGGCCCGGGATTGGTATAGCCCTCGGTCGTCGTGTACAGGAACAGCGGGTTCTTGCGCGCGCCGGCCGCTGATTTCAGGACGTTCAGCAGATCATGCGTCTTGTGCGCGTGGATCTCGTCAATGCCGCAGTGCGATGGGTTCAAACCGTCCTGCGTGCTAGCCTTCGCGTTGATCGGCTTGAACGTGCCCCCAACCTCATATCGCGCGATCGCGTTGGCGAACGGCTCCAGCGTGAAGGCCTCACGCAGGTCAGACACTTTCTCCACGATCCGCTTCGCCACATTGAAGACGATGCGCGCCTGCGAGCCAGTCGTCGCCGCGCTAATTACCTGCGGCCCGTTTTCTTGCTCGCAGCAGAAGCAGTACAGCAGCACCGCGGAGCAAAGGAACGACTTAGCATTCTTCCTGGCGACAGCGAAAAGGGCAGTCGTGAAGCGCCGCGTGCCGTCGTGGTTCCGAAAACCGAACAGGTTCACCACGAAGAACACATGCGAGGCATGCATGATGACCGTAGGCGACTCCCACTCGCCCTCAACGTGCGGCAGCTTCTCAATGAAGTCGCACGGATCGGTCGCATGCCACGGATCGAACGTGAACGGCGCGTTCTTGCGCGTGGCGCCGCACTTGCCCGTCTCGTGGTTGTACTTCGCTCGCTTAAGGTCGTTCAGGAACCGCTTTGCGGCCAAGCGCACCCATTTACCGAACCGCTTGCCCTTCTTGTCCGCTACCGCGTCCTTCGCATACTCGATCGCGATACCGATGAAATCACGCCGTTCGCTTGCCATTGTTGGCGAACTTGTTGCCGACATCCTTATCGTCGGACAGCGGCTTCACCTTGCCCTGCGCGACTGGCGTCAGGCCGAAGTCGTTTATCAGGTTGCGGTACTGCGCGAGCATATGGCCTGTCGGCGCCTCACCGGCAGCCCAAAGCTGCACCAACTTGCCGTGCAGCGAGCAGAGCATGCCGAGCGCGGAGAGCCCGCCTTCGGTCAGCAACTTGTTCGCCGTCAGGATGGTCGCGAGGCGATCCCACTCTTTCACGGCGTGCATGTTCGGCAGCCAATCGGGAGCAGCCGGAACCGCGTCAACGGTCGGCAGCGATACGGCTGGCGCCGGTTCCTCTCGATCTGTTCGTGCGGTCCCTGAGATCGACTTCAGCGAGGGCCGCTTCTTAGAAGGTCCTGGCATGAATGTCCTCAAAGAAACCGGTTTTTCTAACCTGACTGTGCAAAATTTTGCCTGCGCGGCCGGTTTTCCAAATTATTGCCGCAGGGATTCGATCCGCCCTACCCCTTTGGCTTGTGGAAAACGGAGCTGACGCGCCTCATCGATGTCCGCGAGCATGCTACGCGACTCGTTTAGCCCGATTCGCCCGAGGATCACACCTTCCCGCACGATGCCTTCCAATATGTCCCATGGATCTTTGGCCGGCGGCTTGCATTTCGGCATTGGTGGCACGCCCAGCGGGCGATGAACGGAGCCGCACTTGCAATGCAATTCCTCCATTACCCAATCGTGATATGACGCCCTGTTGCCATCAGCAGTTTGGTAGCGGTGTCCACGCAGCTTGCACATCAGTGCATTGAGCTTCGCCGCCCACCAATGCTCACACCACATGGATTGGTGCGCGCCATCGGTGGTCAGCGGGCCGCACGATTCGCAGATCATTCTTGCTGGTGGCGGTGACGGCGGCTTTGGCGGCGTGCGGCTCATTGTGTTCTCCGTTGTTATGTGCGCTGCACAATCGGCGCTTGTCTCAACCCGCTTTTTCCGGCACTTCGCTCTATGTCGCGGCAGTGCGTCATTTCGCCCACGGCTTGCGCGTTCCGTTCCTCTCGCAGCTCTGCGCCACTGAGTCGTGGCAAGGCTTACAGAGAGAAGCCCAGTTGTCGCTATTCCAGAAGATCTGGCGCGCCTGGGTGATACGCTGCTCGTCGCCCGAGTCAATCGCCTCTTTAAGCTTGTGCGGGATGATGTGGTCAACGACCGAGGCTGGGACGACGCGACCACCGATGCGGCAGTTCTCGCACAGCGGGTTCTTCCGCAAGAACGTCGTGCGCGCCTTCGACCATCGGCTGGTGTATCCGCGCTCTTGGGCTGTGCCGCGCTCCTTGGCGTCTTGCTGCTGCTTTACCTTGGCGTGTATCTTGCACCAGCCGGGTGAGTCGATGACTGCGCCGCAGCCTGGCTGGCGACAAATGGACTTCGGGCGGCGCGGCATCTAGCTGATGCGCGGCACCGGACCAACCAGCGCCATGCGGTCGCGCTCCAGGTGGATCAGGATCAGCGCCCAACGACGATGTGCCTGGACGTCCATGCCTCACCTCAGTGCGAATTGTGACCCTCGTCGTCACCCCAGCGCACCCTGCCTCGGAACACCAGGCGCGGCACAAAGCTATCGGTGAGCGGCTTGTAGCTGACCTGCCGGATCTTGCCGCGGCGTTCCTCGGCGTAGAGGAAGTGCGGGAACCAGCCCATGTCGGACTTGCGGAACTGCAAGTATTGGCGGCGACCTTGCTGGAACCGGCGCAGGTAGAGCGCTACGGCGTACAGCAGGCAGTTGGTCATGGCAGCCGCCGGGAATAAAAGAGCGGCCAGTGGTTAGCTGGCCGCAGAATGCCTTCGACAGTGTGGGGCGAAGGCAGGAGACGCTGGATCAGGCCCGGCGATGCGAGCCTGCGAATTCTTTCACCTGCCTATTGGTTGGCGGGCAGGTGCCAGACTGGCATTTATTGGCCGTGTACTGGATGACGCCGGAATGCAAAAAGCCCACGACCTTGCGGTGGCGGGCTTCATCTGCGGTCACTTTTCTCTGGACGAGCGAAAACTGACCTGCAAAAACCATGCTACAGGAAATAAATCCGGAATGCAATGGAATTTGGAAACTTCCATATTCACGCAGCGGGCTTCGTGAACGTGCGCACCGTGACGACTTTCTCTTCCTCGGTGCAGTCCAGGTGGTAGGCATCACTGATCCAGTCGATGGCCTCGGGTTCACCGTGCTTGCCGCCGCCGTACCAGTAGGTCCAGCCGACCCATGCACCATCCGGCGTCTGCGCAGCGACAGACTTGGATTCGTAGTGGCGCGAGGATTCGCATAGCAGGCCGGTTTCGACTTGGCCGCACCGTACTTCGCTTCGCGCGTCCTGCATGCAATCTTCCATTTCGCCTTCGTCTGCGGCATCGTATTCCTCGTCAATGTTCTCGGCGGTCAGCGGCGGCAGTTCGACTTCAGCCCATTCGGCTGCACGAGCGAGGATCACGGCCTTGATTTTCTGTTGCGGGGTCATTTTTCACTCCATTTGGTTGTTAATCGAATTACGGTGCGACCTTGAAATCCACATCGTCAAATTCGCGAACCCACCGCGAAGCGGAATCGACCCTCGCGGCGCGTACATCGTTGGCCGGCGCACGCTCTTCCGTCAACGGCTGCACCAACAGCCAAGGTCCGTGTTCGGCGGCAAACAGCACATATGGCTGCCGGCGCACAACCTCCCAGCGCTCGCCGTGCTGCCTGATGATCTGCTTGGCGCGCTTGGTCAGTGGAATCAGGGTGACGATTCTCATCAGTACAGGTCTTCGCTGAACAGCAATTCAGGCTTCACGTCGCCATAACGGTCAAGCTGCCCGGCAGCCGCCGCGACTTTCGCCGCCTCCGTGCGGTCCATAAACACGCCATATTGGTCGATGAACCCCTGCACCTCGCCGCGCACCTTCCGTAGGGCTGGAATGTCGTAGTGCTGCATGTTGAAGCACATCACCGGGCAGAAGTGGCGCACGCCAATGAAGATAAGGTCGCCGTACTTGTTCGCAGCGCAGACCACGAAACGCTCCGGCCTGCCCGTGCAATAGTCGCTTCTATTCATGTCAGTCCTCAGAAAAACGCCCGAGTCGCCACGTTGCGCTTCAACTTCTCAGTCAGTTCGCGCTCAGCTTCCGGCAGCACCACCTCGAACGCCAGATTCGGGAATCGCCATACGCTCGCGATGCTGCAGCTTCGGTAGATCGCTGCCTTGTAGTGCCGGTCCAGGCTATCGATCATCGCGTCGGTTGCCATTGCGATTCCGCGGGATGCGCGCGCTGCCGCAGCCTCACTGTTGGCAGCCGAATCGTCGTAGCCCTCGTGCTCACCATCGGGACTGCGTCCGATCTGCTGCACCTTCGCGCCCAGGTCGCGGTCATCGTGCTGCATCCAGTCGCGCCAGTGGTTCAGGCAAAACTGTAAGCCGGTCAGCTCTTCGCTTGGGCTCACCGTCACCATGTGCGGCACATGCACTTTCGGCGGCGCGGCCGGCGGCGTCACATCGACAAAGGTGATGTCGGGCGAGGCCTCGGTCTTGCCACGCCAGCGGAGGGTCAGTTTTTCGCGCATGCTCGCTCCTAGTGGTCGCGGCGCTGCGAGCGCGTGAACGTCGCCAGCCGCTCGTCGCGCTTGCGCTCAGCCTCCGCGATGGCTGCAGCGCGCTCGCGATTCACTTGGCGCAGATAACGAACTCCAGCAGCTACGCCACCAACGATCAGACCGAGAACTACCCACTTGAAAATGACTTCCATGACGGACTCCTTACGCTGCGCGCAGGTTGTAAAACTTCCCGATCTGCTCGAATTCGTCCTTCGTCAGCGTCGCCAGGTGCACGCCGTTTCGCTGCAACTCGATCGCACCATCCGACCAGTCGCCAATGCGGAAGCGAGGCACTTCTTCGACTTGCACTGTGCGTGGCGCTTGGTCATCCGACGAGGTTACTAGAACTACGGTCGGAACATTTGGAAGCTGAGGTTCGGCTGGCTCGACTCTCGGCATATTCTCCACCTCCGATTCCTCGCCCGAATAGCCAGCACCCACCATCCAGGCAGTGCCATGCCGAATCAGCTTGCCGGTGGCAAGGTAGCTACCAAGGCGGGAAGCCGGGACTTCGTTCTCTTCCAGTCCGAGCAGCTTGCGGATCTCGAAATTGGTAGCCCTGAAATTCGGCTTGCTCTTGATGAAGCGGATGACCTTGTCGCCTTCGGATAGGTGCGCATAAGGGTCTTCGGGCGGCAAATAGCCGTCTTCGCTCGGGTTCGTGCCGCCCAAGCCCCAAAACTTGCCATTCTTGACCAGGCGACCATCATCCAGCAGCGCACTCAGCTTCGCGGACGGAAGCTCACCGGCGTCCAGCCCGAGGTGCGCGTGAAGCTCCGCGGAAGTCACCGTCCCGCGAAGCTTAATGAAGCTGATCGCCTGGTCGAAAATGGCGAAGCGTACTTTCTCATCCAGCATGTTGCCCTCCAAGGAATTCGGTTACGAACTTGATTGCTTGCCCCGACTTGACCGTATCCGCGTCAAAGCGGAATACGCGCCAGCCCAAGGCGACTGCCGAGTTGTACTTGCTCATGTCCTCGCGCACCCCGGCTCCGCGCGTGTGGCGTCCTCGCGTCCAGATGCCGCCCTCGCATTCGACAGCGACCTTCTGCTCGAGGAAGGCGAAGTCGAACCGCCAGCGGCGCGTCGGATGGAAGCGATGCTCGCGGACTGGGTCAAGCTTGTGCACGCGGCAGTGCAGCGCGAAGGTTTCTTCGATTTGGCTGCGCGCACCGGTCATGCAGCCTCCCGCTTATCGCGCAGCATATTCTCAATGTCTTGGTACGACTCCCACATGCGCAGGCTGGCGAGTCTGGCGATGTCGACAGCAGCAGCGGCGCTGATCGGCTTGGCTTCCTTGTTCGGGGTCGCGCGGCGCTCGCAGTAGATCCGCATCTGCTCGCCAGATGGGCGTGGATAGCCATCGCGGTCCAAAATCAGGATCCCGCTCGACTTGGACGGGAGGAACTCGACTAGCTCTGGCTTCCAGATCTCTTTCGGCAACGCGTAGTAATGCTTCCAGACCTTCGGAGGCCACTCGCGCGCTGTGGTGTCATAGATAGGTGAGCGAGTTCTCGACAACCAGTGACCATCACATACCGTGTCGACCGGCTCGCTATATCCCTTGAATTCCCGATGCCACCACTTTTCCTTCTTCGCGTCGGCCTTCAGGTCGGACCTGCTGATCTTCACCTCCACGTCGATGATGCGCAGGTTCTCGGTGACGACCAGCAGGTCGCATTCGTGACCGGTCCAGCTGCAGTTTGGAACCGCCATCAAGTAGCGACGCTTGAAGGTCTGCAATGCGATGGCGCGCGCAATCAGGCGCTCAGACCAAGCAGTTTGATCCTGTTCGCTCACGCCAACTCCTCGCGCCGCAGCGGCTTCGACCACGACAGGCTTTCGTCCTCGCCGTCGTTGGGGCGAATGGGGCGAAGGCATGCATCAAGCAATGGGCGCTCCTTTACAAGCCCCAATCTTCCGGAGGCGTACATCGTAGGCAGCAGGCCATCATGTGTCGCTGATCTAATCCACCAAGTTGGGCCGCTCGTCATCGCGCTGTACTCATCGGGGTTTGCGAATCTGTTGACGATTACGAACCTTCCGAGCAGCCCCGGCGTTTCGCACGGTCCAACCACCACCGCCAAATCTCCCGGCTTGCAACGAAGCCCGCTCATGCTGCCTCCTTGCGCATTTCGCGCATTACGCTGGTGCTGTTGATACGATGGCGCACGCGGCGCACGACTTCGTTTGCCGCCCTGTCGACGTCGATGGCGCGCACGTTCTCCAGCTGGGCGTCGTGACACTCCAATGCACGGTTCACGGCCTGCAGCTCGTCGCCCGTGAAGACGAACTTCCCGGTGCGCATGAAGCGCTTGCCGACTTCCAGCAGCGCGTCGCGGGCATCGATGGTCTCGAAGCGAAACTCGTCACCGATGCCCTGCTCGCACATCACGTTCGAAATGTTGATGGCGCCGACGATCAGATCCCAATCGGCTTTAGTGCCGCGACCCTGGGCTAGGTCGGTCATCGCCAGGTGGTTCTTGATCTGTAAGCTGCGAAGGTGTTCGATGTGCGTGGCGCTCATGCCGCCGAAGAAGGTGGATAGCGGGTTGCTGGCGACGTACTTGGGGTGGTAGGGTTTGTTGCGCTTTTTCATGCGCCACCTATCGCGCCGCCATAATCCTGATCGGACGATGCTTTTGCATCAGCTACTGGCCGGACCAGCCCCATAATCCGGTGAAGCAGCGCTGGGCGTGGAGCCCACAACCGAAGCTCCAAACCGTCTGCGCAACGACCGCCATATCGCATTTCGGTACTCGTGTGAAAGCCAGTGCGACTGCATTCCCAGAACTCCCGCCCCAGCAGGCCAAATCGATGGACGCAGTTGTGGCAACCTTTTTCGTTATCCGTCATTCCATGTCTCCTTAGTGTTCAAGCGCCTTCGCGCCAATCGGTCTTACATTCCCCTCGCAATACAGCGCCCGCTGCCCATCAGCCCATTCCAGCTCGTAGACGCCGATGGACTCACCCTTCACCACGGCGCGCATCCCGTTGCGATCCACGGCTTCGGTAAAGCCGCATCCTTCTACGGTGTCACCAATGTGGAATTGGTTCATGCTGTCGTCTGCAAAGCCTCGCGAGCCATTTTCAGGACGGTGATGGTCAGCTTCTCGCCGCGCTTCTCGCGCTCGATGATCTTTCGCGCCCAGCCGCGACCGTCGCCCTGCACTTCGGTTTTCAGGACGCCGGCCGCGCCGAGTTCCTTTACCATCTTGTCGGCCAGCTCCTTCGCTGCAGGCGACGTCTCGGGCGGCGGCAGCATCACGCGCGGCGGCGGGATTTCGGCCCACTCGGTCCGGTCCAGATGCCCCTTGAGCACCGAAGCCCAGCGATCCTTCATCTGGCCGTAGCTCTGGCCCATCAGGTCGACCCGCAGCAGCATCGCGGCCCAATAGATCGCCGGATGGGACCATGTACCCCACTCGCCTTTGCCGCGAGCTTCGAGACCGGCGATGGCTTCGTGGTAGGCCATCAGGGGATCCATCGGCGGGCGGCACATTTTTTTGAACGTGGGCAGCGTAGGGGGCCAATCACATTCATCCATCGCTGTCAGGCCGCGTTTAATCTCGCGCGGCGTGAATCCGGTCAGTTCGGCGGTCCAGTGCGCCTTGAGCTTGTCGCTGTCGGCTGCTCCCCACTGGTCCGTGAACTTCTTGCCGTAGTCGAGCAGCATCTTGGCGAAGATCGACTCAACCACCGCCTCGAGGAGGGGGTTCGTTGATGTCGATGAGGTCTGGAGGTCGTTCATTTCGGTTTCGTCCGGTGAGGCGGTCAGCGAAGTCCTTGGCTTTGTCGTTGGCGGTCTGGTAGGCGGGTCCAGCGCGAGGCTGCGCAGCACCGGTCACTTTCATGCTCGCCGCGGTGCTAGCCCAGCGTTCCAAGATCGCCAGGACGTAGCCAGCTCCGATACGCTCGTTCGGCTTGGCGCGCATCGCTTCCTCGCATGCGGCCGTCACGGTTTCAGGCTGAACACCTTGCTTGGCTAGGGCGATCAAGCGAGGGTCCGCGGGTTGAGCCTGCACGCCAGCGGATCGCATCGCGATGCTCAGGTCCGAGGGTGTGATCGGGCGGGCGGCGGCTTCCTGCGCTTGCTCCTGCTCCTGAGCTTGCTCCTGTTCATGCTCCTGCTCTTGCTCTTGGCTTCGAAGGGGCTTTGAAGGGGCTTCTGGCTTGGCCTTGATTTCGGCGTCCAAGCCACGGCACGACTGCATGCAGAAAGCGGCACCGTACTGCTCGTAGAACCGGGTCAGGAAGGGGCAATTGGGTAGTGCGTCGTACTCGTTTTGGACGCCCTTGGTGCGCAGGTCGGAGGCCTTCAGCGCGTCCGCAATCTGGTACTTCGCCATTTCGATGACCCACACCATTTCGCTGGCAGCGTCGTACTCGCAAAAACCGGCCTCGACAGCGCTTTGAAGCCCCTTTGAAGCCCCTTCCAAGGTCAGGCCGGTTTCGTGAGCTATGAACATTTCGGGTATGTAGTACAGGCCGAGCATATTTGCGTGCGGCGAGGTCATCAGGTACAGGGCGACGATCTGCGCCTCCATGCCTGCGGCGCGCAGCTTCTTCCCGGTCGGGCCAATCCAGAACTTCGGGCCGATTTTTCCGTACTCGCGCATTCAGGCATCCTCACCCATCGCAAAGGCGTCAAGCTGCACCTGTTTGGGCTGCTCAGGGGCGAAAAGCTGGCCCTGAGCGACGGCTTGCTCGATGCGCGCGCATGCGATGTCAAACGCCGCCTTATCGATCTCGCAGCCAATGAATCGACGTCCGGCGTTGATTGCGGCCACCCCGGTCGTTCCTGCCCCCATGTGCGAATCGAGGACTAACTGTCCTGGGCGCGTGTAGTCGAGAACCAGCGATTCCATCAACTTTGTCGGCTTACCACCCATGCGGGCCTTATCGTTCCAGCCAGGTCCTGCGATGTACCCACCCGGCAGCGTGCCCCATTTGCGGTTAGTCTTCGTCCGTGCAACCACAATCCAGTCAGTCCAACTTGACGGGCCGTCGCCACTGAGCCGCACACTGCGCCCAGCCTGATAGAACGGAAGCGGTGCAAACGAATAAAGCCCACGCGCCGACAGTGCGTTGCGAATGCAGACCGCCAAGTCGCTATCCGTCATCCAAACGACCCATCCGGTACTGATAGCAGCGTACGCATCAGCCAGCACCTCGACGTCCCGCAAGCTTAATGCCGCATAGCCCAACGAAGAACGTATCGCGCCGTCCCTTGCCTCGCTAGCTCCGCTGTCGTGACTCGCATGGCAGCGTTCGGAATACGGAGGGTCGGTGATAACTGCATCGACTTTGCCAATCGCCGGCAGCACATCCATGCAATCACCCCTATACATGGTTGCCCCCCCCAATAACCACTTTCTCGAACGTCATTCGATCAACCCCTTCGCCCGCAGAATCGCGTGCGTCCGCTCGCGTGCGTAATCGAACAGCTCCTGCAGCTTTTCGTAGGTCAGGAAATCCGGCCGCGGTGCGCGCCCATCCAAAACGTCATGGCACGACGAACAGCCGAAACAGGCGGCGTGGTCGGGAGCCTTCAATCCCATGCCCTTGCCGTCAGCCAGCCGGTTCGAGTGGCACAGCACGGTAGTGGTCGAATCACCATTGCAGACGCCGAGGATCTGCAGCGTGCAGTCCTGGCCGCGAGCAGCGCGACGGATCGGCGTCATCTTCGGGCCACGGCTTTTCATCTGCTTCGGCGCGCGGCGCTCGCGAGTGCTATCCATGCGCAGGAAGCTGGTACGCCCAAGCGGCGTCTTGTTGACCAATGGAACGTGGCGCTTCATTTCGACACCCACAGGCTGTCGGCCAGAGCTTTGATGACCTGCTCAGCTTGGTCTTCGGCAGATTCGCGCTGGGCGGTGCGTTCAGCGGTGATCTGCTTGGCCATGTTGTTGAAGTGCGCGGCCAGCAAGCGTTTTGTGGCGGCGGTAATGACGTCGCCGTAGCGGCTGCGGCGCAGGCGGTGTTGGAAGGCGCGGATCATGCGGCGACTCCGTTATAAAAGCGGCATGCGCAACGGCGGCTCGTGACGCGACCGACATGCTGCCAAGTGCCACGAATCACGAATTGGCGCTGCAGGCAGTTGGCGCACTGACGCTCCCATTGAATGCCCGCGAGGGTGGGTTCATAGACGGCGAACTGTCCATGAGTAGCGAACGTGCGAAGCGCGACGAAAATAGAGATCAGCCAGTTCATGCGGCTCTCCACAGGTTTTGTTCGTGTGCGAAGTTGGCGCGGATAAGCGCCTCGGAGAGCGGCGGGCAGACAGAATTTCCAACCATGCGCACCTGGGCCGACTTGGTCAGCGGGATTCGCGGCAGCAGGCGGGGATCGCCATCGACCTGCTGGCCGTCGGCAAACAGCAGCTTCGGGTCGGGGATCTCGTCAATCACGTAGCTGCCGGGGAAGCCTTGGGCACGATAAAGCTCAGGCGGCGCGAGCATGCGTAAGCCGATGTCAACGATCTGGTAATCCTGGCCGTGGATCGTCACCAGCCCGAAGCGGTCCTTTGCCGTGATCGTGTGCAAAGGCTCGACCATCTGCGGATCTTGGTCGGTGCCGTAATACTTCAACAGGAATGCTCGCACTTCGGCGTGGTGCTGGCCTTGCGCGCTGATCGTGCCGATCGGCTCATTCGTGGCTGCCGAATTGCTGGTGCCGCGCAGCTTAATTAGATTGCTCGTCACCAAGCTGTGATGGTCTTGCGCCGTTACGGTGCCGATCGGATCATCCAGAACAGAGCCAACGACACCGGTATAGTTCTTCGCCAAGAATGCCGTGGCGATCGCGGTGTCGCCTTTCGCGGTGATAGTCGCGGTCGGCTCGTCGGCGGCGCGCGGACGGCTATCGCCAGCTCGACCACCGACACCGACGAGGGCTGCCGAGACCATGCTGAAATGACCGCCCTTCACCTGGGCGCAAATCGTGCGCAGCGGTTCATCCGCTGGCATGACGCGCTGGTTGCTCGCATTTGCGTGCTCATTCAGGAAGGCGGTTACGAGCGCTGCATTGCCACCGGAGGCGGTAATCGTGCCCAACGGAGCCACGATGTCCCGATGCCCCTTGCCCCAGCGCTTTACGCCAGACGGTGACACTTCGCCGTGTGCAGCTTCAACCAAAGTGGCGACCGCCAGCGCCTTCTCGCCACGCTGCGCTCCGGTAATGGTGCGGAACGGCTCGTGCACGGATTCGCTGCGGTCCCCGCCTTGATGCGTGACCGGCACAATGCTCGGCACGACAACTGAGCGATGGCTTTCGGTCGGAATGGTCCCCAACGGCTGATTCACCGAGACAGGCTTGCCGGAATAGATCGGACCACCCTGCCCCACGATGAACGGCGAGGCCGCATTTACGACGTAGCGCATGATGCCCTTGGCAATGCGGCGAAGAGTCGCATCGGCCAACGGCTTCTTCCTACCGAAGATCGATGGGCAAGGCAGCGACCAGTCGATGCATTCGGCGGCGGTCCGGTATGGCTTCTTCTTCCCGGCTTGTACTTCCAGCGAGTCCGGTGCGGCGTTCGTGGCGTCGGGCCAGCGGATCGGCAGGCCGTCGCGGCGCGCGACCAGGAAGAAGCGCTTGCGGATCGTCGGGGTGTCGTGGTCACAGGCCCGCAGCTCGCGATAGTCGACCGTGTAGCCGTGGCCCTGCAACTGGCGAACGAAACTTTCGAAGGTCTTGCCGCGCTTCGCCGGATCCGGCTTCCAGTCACCGTTTTCATCCTGCAGCAGCGGGCCCCAGGTTTTGAACTCCTCCACGTTCTCAAGCATGATGACGCGCGGCTTGCACTTCGCAGCCCAGCGCATCGTGACCCATGCCAAACCGCGTATCTTCTTTTCGACCGGCTTGCCGCCCTTGGCCTTGCTGAAATGCTTGCAATCCGGCGAGAGCCAGACCAGGCCGACGGGCTGGTTGTTCGTGACCTTGATCGGATCAACGTCCCACACGCTTTCGCATAGGTGCTTGGTGTGCGGGTGATTGATAGCGTGCATCGCCAGCGCTTCGGGATCGTGGTTGATAGCGATGTCCACCGGGCGACCGAAGGCTTCTTCCAACCCGGTGCTGGTTCCACCGCCGCCAGCAAAGTTGTCGATGATGAGCTCGGACCCAAGGTCAAGCTGCATCGTGCGCAGGTCAACCCGCGTCATGCGGCCACCCTCGGCATACGCCGCACGCACTGCAGGCAAACCTTGCTGCCAGCCGCAAACTGCATGAAGCTCTTGCGCCTGCCGCACTGCCCTGCGCAGCGAACCATCTTCGTCGGCCAGGTAGATGGTCCGGAGACGGACTTGACCTCGTGGGACGTTCCGGAGCCGTTCACGCCGCACCTCCAAAGAAACCACCCCAATACAGAAGGCCGATATTGAGCGCCACAGCCAACATGGTGCGGGGGAGCGAGTGCGTTACATCGGCCGGTTCGCCATGTTTTGCAAATGAGATGCCGATGCTGAGGGCGCTCGCCGCAATCACAATGATCTGCGGCGCGTTCATGCCATCACCTGCGGAGCGCCGAACAGTGCCGAGACCAGCGGATCGCGCAGCATGATCGCGTCCCAGGTGGACTTGAAGATGCGGCGAACAGGGATGCTGTTGGACTCTTTGTCTTCCTCGTCATAGTCGGCGGGCTTGACGATTTCCGGTGCCTTGCCGATGGCCCATACCCTGCCGTTGCCCTTCACGCCGCTAGGCAGGCTGTGCACCTTGTGCTCGGCGGCGAGGATCGACAGAAACCCACTGGCGCGCTTCGGGTCGATGTCGCACAGGACCGCGATTTCCTTTGCTGTCAGGCTCTTGGGGGCGAAGTGCAGCGCCGCTTCGACGGCGATCAGGTGGTCTCTGGCGGGCTTGTATGGGCGTGGCATGGTTGTCTCCTGTTAGATAGTTTTGATGTGGGATAGCAAACGCAATTCAATTTCACGTTCCTTTTGAACGTTGTCTAATTGCTCGCGCAGTTCCCGGTTTTCGCGTTCGAGATCACTTTCGAACCGACGCAGGCATCGCGGGTCGTATCCGCGTTTGATTAGCCAGTAGTGCAGCCACGCTTCGCTGCCGGTGGCATCCATGAGGGCGTCCATCTTTTCTTCAGCCAGGCGCGCCTGACCGTTTTGAACCTTCGACAGCACGGCGGGGTCGATGCCGGTTTCAATGGACACGGTTTTGTCTTGCAACCCGCTGTTTCGCAGCATGTCCGCGATCACCTTTGCCTCTGTTTTCCAAGATGGCCACTCGCTTGGGGCGGGGGTTCTTAGAGGGCGCTTGACGCGAAGATCGAGGTTCATCTTGTGTCTCCTACTGCTTCTTACCGGGTGACCTTCAACCAGTGGAATCAGTCTTGAACGTGGTTGAAGGTCGGTTTCGAGGCAAAAAAATTTGGCCGACCTACACTTGAACTATCGAAAAACAGGAGCTGCGAAATGCGAAACGATGAGGGTGGTTCAGCTGGTGGTCGGCGCGCGCTTATGGCGAGCTTTCTTGGGTGGTGGACTTGCGGCGCGGCGCTTGGTGGTAAGGGCAGCCAGTTCGGGCCAAAGCTCCTGCCAGTCATCGGGACGAGTGTCCTTGCGACTAACAGCGCCATCCGTGAGGAATTCGAGCTGCACGCAACGCTTGTGGGAAATGGCAGCTTCGCCCGAAGCCATCTGCGAAAGGAACGACGGGGAGACGCCGAGTTGTTCAGCGAGGCGGCTTGCAGCCCCTCTCTCTGACGTATCCAAGTATTCCCGCAGGTTCATGTGAGCAATCCTAAAAAGCAGTATTAACTAAACCCAGTTTAGTGCGCACTAAACCGAAAGTCAAGTGTTTGCTTGTTTATGAATTACTAATCAAAATATCTGCATGAACATCCAAGACACACGCATTGCGCGACTTCGGCAGTGGTTTTCAGACAAGTCGGTGCCAGCAGACGAGAAGAGCTTTATCTCCCAGCTCTTGTCGAAAAAGGCGCCGTTCGGGGAGCGCGCAGCCAGGAGGTTGGAGCGCACTTATGGCATGGGCGAGTTCTATCTTGATGACTCGTCGCAAACGACGGAGGCTGCCGCGACGACCGAGGGAGATCCGCTAGGCGAGGCAGTAAGGCTGTTATCGCTGTTTCAGCGTGGTGATGCTCGCGCCAGGCAGTCGATGCTCAGGCACGCTGAGGAGCTCATTCGAACTAGTGCGAAGAGTTCCGCAGTGGGGAACGACAGTTAAATGCGAGGGCGCCTTCGGCCTCGGATGTGCCGCCGCCTCACTTTCAGCAACGGCGAGGAGTTCGCGCCGCGCCCTATCGTCCATAGTCTCATATGCTGCAATCCATCGTTCCAAGTTCTTCATGATTTGTAAAACTGGTCGAGTTGATTGAAAAACAATATTAAGTACCATGTAGCAAGGCCATCCGCGAAATAGCGGGGTGTTTGCTATCCAATTACATCGATAAGATTTGAATCATTTGAGTTCCGCTATGGAAATTGTAGCGTGATCGATTTGAGGGCCAGGCGAAAGTTAGGTTTTCCGTCACAAAGCGGTGGCACTTTAGCCACCAAAAACAACACATCTGCATCGCCGCGCGTGAAAATCGCGCGATGAGAATTACATCTGAGCAAGAGGATGAGCTTGTTAAGCGTACGCTGCGAATCCCGCGCAGCCTGTATGACGCTATCCAGGCGCGCGCGGACACCCGGGGTATTTCGGTCAACCTTGAGATTGTCGAGCGCCTTGAGGCAGCGGCGGTGTCTGACCAGTTCAAGAAGTTATCCGCAGAGGTAGCTGAAATTAAAAAGTTGGTGAGGGAATTACTCGACAAGGCATAATCGCCCGCGTAGCCATCTTTTGATCGGCACCATGCTGGCGCCGAGCTCAGGAGATCATCACATCATGGCTACAACTGGCGACAGCTTGGCTCGTCGTTTGATGAAGGTCTGCGCGTGGTGCATCGGAGGCTTCCTATTGATAGGGGCTGTTGGCTCAATGGTCTCAGGGCCAGTAAAGCCTCAGACCGACGCAGAGCGAGGCGCCGCTATCAGGGACGAGAAGGCAAAGAACGACGCGATGCACGAAGAGACGGAGCGCCTCGAGAGGCAGGTCGCGTCTGATAAGGCTCGTAACGATCGCCGTTTCGCAGCCGCCCTAGTTGCCGCAAGAGCCATCAAGGATAACCTGCGAGATCCAGATTCCCTTGTGTGGGAAAGCATTCGAGCAAACGACGATGCGACGGTGCTTTGTATCGAATACCGCGCACGGAACGGCCTCGGCGGAATGAACCGTGAGTTTATCGTCTATGCCAAGGGCGCCCCTAGTCAGAAGCCTGCCGTCTGGAACAAGCACTGCGCCGGCAAAAGCATGTACGACATGATGTCGGTCAAGTACGCGCTGTAACCCTTTCGGCAAGCCGTTCCCCTCCTCTCCCGGCAAATCCAAGGCCCGCCAAACGCGGGCTATTTTTTCGCCCAAGCAGCTCCACGCACGACAAACGGCACCCACGCGACTCAACAAAAGTATTTTTTAAACTCGTTTAGATTTTACTTTACTTCTGCGCGCAGGCGGTTTAGTATTCACTACACCAGTTAAGCAAACGTGAATGTACCGAGGGCCAGCCATGAAAACCCTTCTGTCGTATGTGTTCTTCGCCGTCGCCGCCCTGTTCCTGGTGACCGCGCTCGGCTTCGTGTTGGGGAGCTATACGCACGAAGCCGTGGCTCGCGTTATGCATGCAGTCGCAACGATCTAGGAGATTGCGATGCCGACGAAAGAGCAAATCAGGCAGTGGATGCAGCAGCGCACCGCCGAACACAAACCGCCACCGACGCCCGCGCAAGTTCGCGAGCAACTCGGCTGGCATTTGGTGAATCGTGCGCCGGAAGTGGCGCGGTAGGAGGTTGCCATGGCTTACAGGACTGACACCTTCACCGACTACGTGCAAGCCCGCTTCGACCGCCGCGAAGACCTGGCCGACGAAATGTACGACCGGCTCCACGACGAGGAAGTAGCTCGCCAGCGCGCGGAGTGGGAAGAGGAATTTGGCGCCGACAATCCGCGCTTTCCGTTCAAGCCGCGCGGGGTGCATGCAAAGGTCGTGCGGCAGATGGATTCGATGCGCGTTCGATTGGATGACTAGGAGCGGACATGGAAGCCAAACATACACCTGGGGCTTGGTGGCGTGACGGACGAGGCCGAACTATCAGCGCGCCGCGCGGTGTCATCTGCGAATGCTGGTCGTACATGGGTACCGAAGAAGCCGATGCGAATGAAGCACTGATCGCTGCCGCACCAGACCTGCTGGCGGCGCTGGTCGTCGCAGAAGCATCAGTTGGAGATCTCAACTCACTGTATATCGTACGCGCCGCCATCGCTAAAGCCACCGCTGCAACTCCAATGTGGTGATTAATTTGGGCCGCGCCAACACTCGCGGATTGCCTGCCACCGGGTCAGGAAAAAGGGGAAATCGGAGGGGAAATCGGAGCGCGGCACTGCGAAACACAATCTGCCGCTTGCCAATGTCTCGGGTCAAAAGCAGAGAACTGGTCCCGCAGAACGGGCGTAGAGCCTACGAAAGCGCTGGCAGCCGGAGAGACGGCATTCAAAAACCAAAGACGGAGAAGAGAGTAATGACCACCGCTTCCACACCAACCCGTACCGAATGCATCTGGAACACCCCCGAGCTTCATGTCTACGGCGTCAAGCGAGCGGTGGACGGCGTGGAGCAGACCATCGGCTGCTTCGCCTACTGCGGCAAGGCACCGCTGGATACCGAGCCGCGCGGCATCACCCGCGAGCAGCATTTCGAACTGGCTAAGTGAGGCTGACATGAAAGCCCATCGCCTCACCTACCGCCAACGCCAGGTGCTCGTCTACGCCTTCGAATGCTTGTGCGCCTGCCTGCTCGGCCTCGTCATCGCCGCGCAGCCTGTCATTGATGAACGCATGAACGCAGCCGCCGGACAAGACGTCATGTTCGTGCTGCTGGATCAAGCGGTTGACCAACTGGACTCGGTGGCTCGGAAGTGAACCTGCTGCGCCGCTACCGCATGTGGCGCGCCTACGGCTTTCGCCGCGCTGATGCGCTGATGCTGGCAATTAAGTATTTCGACTTATAACAAATCGGAGAAGAAGAATGAACGATGTGATTGAAATGCCGCGTCGCGAAAGCGCCGGCCTCGTCGCAGGCGAGGTGCATCGCTTCTCGCTGGCAGAGATCCGCGAGCGCGTCAACCTCGTGCAGGAAGTGATGCGCGGGATCATGAAGCTGAATACCCACTACGGCACGATCCCCGGCACGCCGAAGCCTACCCTGTACAAGCCAGGCGCCGAGGTGCTGTGTGTGACGTTCCGCATCGCGCAGGAATACCAGATCACCGACCTGAGCGACGCGCTCACAGCTCGCTTCCGCGTGATCTGCGTCGGTCGCCATCAGGTGTCCGGAATCGTGCTGGGCGAAGGCGTTGGTGAGTGCTCGTCCGGCGAGGAAAAGTACAAGTGGCGTGGCGCGGTATGCACGGAAGAATTCGACCTGACGCCAGAGCACATGCGCCGCCTCAAATTCGCAAAGTGGAATGGCCGGGTCGAGAAGAAGATCCAGGTTCGCACCGAGGCAGCAGACCTGTCGAATACCGTACTCAAGATGGCATGCAAGCGCGCCATGATCGCCATGACGCTAAACGTCACCGCGGCCTCGGACATCTTCACGCAGGACATCGAGGATCTGCCGGAAGAATTGCGCGGGCACGAAGTTAGTACTCCTCCCGCAGCGCCGGAGCCTGTTATCGAGCCTAAGCCTATTGCAGGGAAGGCGTTTGAACGTGCGCTAGCCGCCGTCAAGGAAAGCGAGTACACAGCAGCCGACATCCGGAAATATTACAAACTCACTCCTGATCAGGAAACCGCCCTGTCCGATGTGGAAAAGGAGCTGGCTAAATGATCCGCTTCCACCCTTCCAGCGTCGGTCTTTTGATGACTGACGCTCAATCTGTTGACGATGCTCTCGTCACTGAAGAAATCGCCGCCATCCAGAGAAAGACCAAACGCACTGACGAGGAGAAGGCAATTCTTCAGGCGGCGAAGGACGCGAGTCTGTCGTGCGGCGCTAAAACGTATTTGAAATCGCTCGCCAAGGAATTCATGTACAGCTACCACAAAGTGGTCGATACCAAGTACATGGACAAAGGGAAGGCCCTCGAACCCGAGGCAATCGAGTTCATCAATCGCCAGCGATTCAAGCGGTACACCAAGAACACCGAGCGTCGCGTCAACGACTTCCTTACCGGTGAGTGCGATATCTACGTGCCTGGTGTGAAGACAATTGACGCGAAAGTGTCGTGGGACTTGAGCACCTTCCCTGCCCTCACCGAGGACGCCCACGACCCGATCTACATGTGGCAAGGCGTCAGCTACAACATGCTGTGGCCTGACGTACAAGAGCATGAAGTCGTGTTCGTCATGCTAGATACGCCGGAGAGCATCTTGCCTCGCTGGGAGCAACAGGAGGCGCACTTGGCACTGCACCGTGTCAGCCACATTGACCCAGCACTGCGCATCACCAGCATAACTTACAAGCGCGATACAGAACTGGAAGCCAAATTGGAGCGCAAGTGCCGCATCGGGCAACAGTATCTCGCCAAGCTGATCGAGCGCATGCGCATGGAACACGGACTGCTGGACGAGGCCGCATGAGGACCGCCATGAATGACATCACCATCATCACCGACGACACCGAGCGCGCACGCCACCAGGCGAACGTGGACCGCTTCCTCGCGGATAAGCGCAACATGCCGGTCTTCCGTGCGTTCTGCGACTCCATTTTCGATGAGGACATCACCGACGACGAAATCATCGACGTCCTCGTGCTGGAACTCGGGACCGACCGCATCAATGTTATCGACCGGCTCGCCAAGATCGACTTCGCGGCGGCTCGCGCCGAACTGGAGGGCTAATGGATCACTCGATCAAATTGCGCCAGTCGGTTCCGCGCAAATGCGCGGAGTCGTGCGAAATCGTCGCGGACTGGCCTGCATGCAATCCCGGCTGTGACTACGAAACGCCGATGGGGTGGCATCAAGACGGTCGGGACCGGTTTTGCTGCTGTGATGCCGCCAAGGCGTCTATCGCCCGTCAGCGCGCAGCGGTGGATCAGGAAGGTGGTGCGTGATGTGCGACTACTGGCACGGCGGCACTTTCGAATGCCGAGGCGATGGCTACATGTGGGACGCAGACTGCGACGGCTACGATCCGGAAGACCATAGTTTTCCATGCCCAGCATGCAACACGCACGAGTACCTGCTTAGCGCGCAGGAAAGCGGCGAGAGCATTTCGTACTCGTCTGGCTGGGGTGGATGCTGGACCGGCGAGGATATGTGGCTTGGCGGCGTGAATGTAGCGATGCACGCGAATCCACATGTCGCACCGCGCCTCCTGCGCCAGATCGGCATTGTGCGCCCTATCATCGACCACCCGACCGACCGCGCTGGGTTTGTCGAAAAATTCTACGACCACCGCAACGAGCGCCGTCTGGTGAGCCGTAGGCAGCGCGAAGGCTACTACGCTGGCAGGTATTTCGGGAGCGCAGCTCACTTCCGTAGCCGCGACAAGGAATTCAGCCTCGCCGCCAGATCCGGAGCATTTCCCCAAGAGGCGAGCAATGGAGATGCCGCATGACTCCCGTGGACCAAGAGTACGTATCGCAGCCCGAGATCGGTCAGTACGGCGACTGCCAGCGGGCGGTGATTGCGTCACTACTAGACCTACCAATTCCAGCCGTCCCGCACTTCCTGCGGGATGCCGGCGGTGACCCTGCTCAGTTTTGGGAAGGTCTGCAATCTTTCGTAAGAAGTCACGGTTATGCCTGGCTTGTGGTTCCAGCAAAAAGTAGCGCCGGCTTCTGGGGTGATGAGGGTGACGTATTCCATGAAATCAGCGGCCCATCGCCACGTGGCGGCGGCCTGCATCACGCGGTGGTGGGCTGCAATGGACGGATTGTCCATGACCCTCACCCGTCTCGCGATGGATTGCTTGGCCCACCGGAACAATGGGAATACGGCTATTTGGTTCACGCATCAGTCCTCGCGAAGGGCTCGGCATGACCGCCCGCGACAAATTCCCCGAGCGCCGCATCTTGCTCCGCACCCGCGAGCAGATCGACCGCGTGCTGGCCCTGTTGCCGAATGTCCCGCTGGATGCGGATAGGCCGCTCGAGCTGCTAATCCGTGAAGAGGTACGTGCGCGAAAACTGGATCAGAACGCCCTGCTTTGGGTCGGGCCGCTTAAGGACATTGCGGAGCAGGCATGGGTCGATGGTCGCCAGTTCAGCGCCGAGGTTTGGCACGGCTATTTCAAGGCCGAGTTCTTGCCCGAGCAGTACGACGAAGAGCTGTGCAAGGACGAGAGCTACCGCAAGTGGGACTACGACCCGGCCGGCAATCGCGTTCTCGTCGGGTCGACCACGCAACTGACGGTCAAGGGGTTCGCGCAGTACCTGGAACAAACCTATGCGTTCGGGGCCAACCTCGGGGTCGAATTTCACGAAGCGCCGCAGCGCGGCCAATAAGGGAGTAATCGATGCAAATCACAGGAACGCTGGTCGAAATCGGCCGGCTCGAAGAAGAATCCGGTGCCGATGGCATCGGGGTCCGTTTGGACGACGACAGCCTGGTGACGCTGAAGGGGTTGCATGTTGACGACATTCGACCGCTCGCCACCCTGTACTTGGAGCGCGTAACCATCACCGTCGCCGCGGCGAAATAAGGAGCAATCCATGTGGTTCAAGAATCTCCAGATCTACCGCCTGCCCACGCCGTACGACATGACAACGGCAACGCTCGACGGCCTGCTGCGCCCGCAGGCTTTCGCCCCGGCCGGCAGTAACGAACTGCTGCGCCAAGGCTGGATCTCGCCGCGCGATGATCGTGACCTCGTACACGAAGTGAACCGCCAGATGCTTCTGGTGCTCGCAACCGAGAAGAAGCTTCTACCGTCGTCGGTCATCAACCAAGTGGCCAAGGCCAAGGCTGCCGAACTGGAAGAGCAGCAGGGCTTCCAGCCGGGCAAGAAGGCTATGAAGGAACTGAAAGAGCGCGCCGCCGATGAATTGTTGCCGCGCGCCTTCTCGGTTCGCAGCAACACGTGGGTCTGGATCGACCCGGTCAACGGCTGGCTGGTGGTGGACGCCGCGAGCCCGAGCAAGGCCGACGACGTGATCAAGCTGCTGCTGAAGGCGGTGGATCGCATGCCGCTGGAATCGCTGCGCGTGCAACGTTCGCCGGTGGCGGTGATGACCGGCTGGCTGGAAGCCGACGAGGCGCCGCACGGTTTCACCATCGACCAAGACGCGACGATGCGCGCTACTGGCGAGAGCAAGGCCCAAGTCGGCTACAAGCGCCACACGCTGGAACCGGACGACATGCGCCGCCACATCGCGGCAGGTAAGCAATGCACGCGGCTGGCGATGACCTGGCAGGACCGCATTTCCTTCGTCCTGACCGAATCGCTGGCGATCAAGAGCGTCAGGCCGCTCGACGTCGTCAAGGAAAGCGAGGCTGTTTCCTACGCTGACGACGAGCGCTTCGACAACGACGTCGCGCTGATGACCGGCGAGCTGGCGAAGATGCTGGCCGACCTCGTGGAAGCGCTGGGCGGCGAAGCGAAGGCATAGCCATGGGCACCCACAACAAACGCGCCGCCCCGCGCGAAGAGCGCGAGTACTACATCGACCTGATGCTGGAACTGCTGAAAGACTGCGGCTCGGCATCCACAAAAACCCTATGTGAGCAAGTCGGCTTGCCGATATCTACCGGTGCGAAATATGCCAACTACATGCATAGGGAGCTTCGCCTGATTCGCCATGCCTGGGAGCGCAAGCCGTTCGGCCCATCGGAATGGGTGCTTGGCGCGGATCCGAAGCTCGCGCCGGAGGCTGAGTGCTCGCGCAAGAGCGTTCCGGCGCAGCAGATGGGGGTTGCGAGGGATCCGCTGGTGGCGGCGCTGTTTGGGCCGGCGTCGGCGCAAGTGGTCACGATAGAGCGGACATAGGGAGATTGAGAGTGAGGAATATCGCGTATTTCTTCTATTTGCTCATCCCCGCAATGGCAATCCTTGGCGAGGGCGCTGCTGCATGCATTGCATTGGTCGCCGCATTCCATATCCACGGCTACGCGATAGATGAAGAGAACCGACTTGCAGTAGCAGTTGGTAATGCAGACCCTCTGGCGGCTTTTGAGGCTTGGATGAGGCGGCGCGGCCCGCTTGGCGCAGGCGCCGTTCCTGAGCGCATCTTCTTTGCGGGCTTTTCCGCTGGGGAGCGCGCCGCTACGCCAGTGCGTGGACTTGGACAGGTAAGCACCGAGCAAATCCTCCGCCTCGTCTGCGAGCACACCGGCAAACGCATCAACCTCGACAACGAGCAGCTTGACCAATACATCGCTTTCGCGCGTGCCGCAATCGCGGTCGCTCAATCAACCGGAGTATCTAAATGACCGCCACAGGAACGCCCGCCGTCGCCCTTCCGACCTTCGCAGCCCCGATCTTCACGAACGCCGCCGTAGCGCCGAACGCCCCCGTCACCAGCGTGACGTTCACCAGCACCGCGACCACGGATCAAACGAACGTACCGTTCACCTTCGGCCAGCCGTTCAAGCAAGGCGACCTGGCGCCGACCGATTCGCTGACCTGCGTGGGCATGGCGCTGCAATTCGAGCCGAAGGCGACGCATCCTGACGGCTCGGTGCGCCACGCGATTATCAGCGGCGTCATTCCGTCGTTGAAGGCCGGTCAGACCATAACGGTGCAGTTGATCCGCTCGTTAATGTCTACCACAGCGCCTGCGCCCTATTCTGCATCGCTCTCGAAAAGCCTTGCCGCCTCAGCCGCCATCCTGTGCGGCGGCGTAAGCTACACCGCTGATGCAGCGAAGGCGCTGGCGATGATGCCCTGGCTGAACGGCTCAGCCTGCATCGAAAACGTGTTCAGCCTGCCATTCAAGGACGCCTCCGGCAACAGTCACCCCACCCTGACCGCGCAGTTTGCGATCCGCGCCTATCCGACAGCGAGCGTCGCAAAGGTCGATATCGTCATCGAGCACACGAAGGCCTACAGCTCCATCGCGGACGTCACCTACGACGTCACGCTTCAAGCCGGATCGAACACCTACAGCAAGTCGGCCCAGACGCAATACCCCCTGACCCGCTGGCGCAAGACGCTGTGGATCGGCCAGCAACCGCAAGTCCACATCAGCTACAACGTACCCTACTTCATCGCCTCAAAGCAGGTTTCGAACTACGACCAGTCCGTCGTGATGAAGGAATCGGTACTGGCGGGATACGCGACCGAGCTGACGGCGAACGCAGCCAAATACGAGCCGATGGGCTTCGGCCGCTTCAATCCGCTGATGGAGACCACAGGCGGTCGTCCCGATATCGGCCTCGCACCGGATAGCTACGCCGCCTGGATCCTGAGCCAAGACAAGCGCGCCAAAGACCTGATGCTGGCCTGCGCTAACGTGGCTGGCTCGTGGAGCATGCACTACCGCGACGACTCGGGCGGTCCTGCTACTGGCAAGCCACTGGACGTCATCCACTTCCCTTATGGTGGCCTGTACGGCAGCGCGGGCGACTGCACCAATCCGGCGACCGGCAAGTGCGAGCAGCTTCCCGCGCTGACCACCGCTTCGCCCGGCAAGGCCGACTCGGACCACACGCCGGCCTTCTCGTACATCCCCTACCTAGTGACCGGCGACTACTACCACCTGGAAGAGCTGCACTTTTGGGCGAACTACAACACGCTGAACCAGAACCCGGCTTACCGGAACTATGCGTCAGGCTGGATCAACCGCCTGCAGCTTCGCGGCCAAGGCTGGTCGATGCGCACGCTGGGCGAAGCTGCTTTCATCACGCCCGACAACCACCCGGCGAAGTCCATGTTCCTGCAAATGCTGGACAACAATGTGAACTTCTACACGGCCAAGTACGTCGACGGCAATCACAACCAGCTCGGCATCACGGTCGATGGCTACAGCGTCGTCTACACGATGAATGGCCAGAGCAACGTCGGCACGGCGCCGTGGCAAGACGACTTCTTCGTGCAAGGCCTAGGCCACTGCGCTGAACTCGGTCACGCTGGCGCGGCGAAGATGCTGGCATGGAAGGCGAAGTTCCAAATTGGCCGGATGACCGCGTCGGGCTTCTGCTGGACGCAAGCCAGCATGTACAGCATGGCGGTGCGCGATACGGCTGCGTCGCCCCTGTACAACGATCTGGCGACCTGCTTCCAAAAGTCGATCTCGCAAACGCTCTACACTGCATTTCTCAATTCCGGCTGCAACACGGCCGGATACCTCGCGCAACTGAACTCCGAAGGTTCGGCCAAATACCAGGCAAACGAAATGGTGGGCTATTCCAGCGACAGCCAAGGCTATCCGGCGAACTACCAGCCCGCGCTGGCTATGGCGGTCGATTCCGGTTATGTAGGCGGCGCGCAGGCTTGGACGCAGTTCAGCAGTCGCGCGAACAAGCCGACGTACTCGGACTCGCCGCAGTTCGCCATCGTGCCGCGCTCGCTGGTAACTGCTGCTACAAAGCCAGCGCCGACGACGGCGCCTACCGATGCGCCGACTGCAGCACCTACGGCAGCACCTACGGCAGCACCAACTGCTACTCCGACCGCTGCGCCCACGACCGCCCCTACCATCACCCCGACTCCGGCGCCGACACCAGCACCGGTTACCGTGACTGGCGTGACCATCAATGAGTCTGTTAGCACACCCTCGAAGTTTTTCGCTGTAGTCACTGGTATTGGCGCCGTCGATCGCTCTGTCACCTGGACCTGCACCGCCGGCACCATCGACGCCAACGGCCTGTTCACTGCCCCGCGCGCCGAAATTCTCGACGTCAGCGTGACGATCACCGCAACCTCCGTACAAGATCCGTCACAGTCGGCTTCGCTGGCCGTCACCGTGCCTCACGCAACTGACGACGAATTCCGCAACTATGACGTCGGCACGCAGATGGTGATGATCGCTCGGGCGATTCGCCAGAACAAGGGGAGTTAGAGCATGGACGTGGATGGCCTGCACAACGCAATCATGAATCTGCCCTGCGACGCCAAGGAAGCCTGGGGACAGATTGCGATGAACTACTACCGGATGGGACATCGCGATGCGCGCCATGCTGCTGCGGAGTTGGTCGTCGGAGCACAGCCTGCAAGTGATGAAGTGCGCAATCAGGCGCTGGACGAGGCCATAGCCGTTGTGCCTGGCGGTTCGTACTGCGATCCGCAACAGGTGGCTGACGCTATTCGCGCCCTCAAGACCACCAAAGGGGAATGAGCCATGACCGACAAGAACATTGATCCGGGCAAGCCCACAATCAAGACTTGGTACGAACGCTATTCCGAACTTGGTGCTGCCGCGAACGAACTTGTTGCCGAAAGACGTAAAGGCGCGTGTCGCGATGCCGAGATTGCCGATCTGCGTGCCGCCCTCGCAGCACCCCAGCCGAGCGCCGAGCCTGCCCATAACGTAAATCGCCCCCTTCTCATTGCTCGCATCAAGCGTTACCGCGATGCCTCCGGCTGTTCGCTCGCTACCGCAAAGGAGATTTGCGAGTACGGGCGCGACATGAACGCCGAGCAGACCGAATTCTTGGTGCCGCGTCCGAGCGCCGAGCCAGCACCGGCAGCGCCTATGGCATCCAGCATCGAAAATCGCGTAGCCCTATTTTTTGACGAATGGGAGCTGGTGCTGCCCTCCGATGCCAGAGAAGCTCTGAGGGCAATCGTGGGAGACGCTCAGTACCGCAAAAAACAGCCGCTGTCCGTGGTGACAAACCCTGCGCCGGCAGCGCCTGCTGTTGCGGCGGAGGCGGTGCGGGCCGCAGCACAAGCGCTGCTGGATGACGCGCTGGAAGAAGTTGCTGAGCGCGTACACCCTGCCGACACGAACAATGTGGCCGCAAAGGTTCGCGAACTCCCGCCGCTGATGCAAAACCTGTACCGCGCACTCGCCGCCCAGCCCGCACCCGCTCCCAGCGAGGAGGTTTTGGCGCTCCACCGCCTGCTCGCCGCCGAGAAGCTGCGCGCCGATAAAGGCTGGCAGCGGTACGAAGCCAAGAACCGCGAGTGCCTGAACCTGCGCGAGAAACTGGCCGCACCCGCTCCCCTGAATGTCCAGTCGGGCGGTGCAGAGATTCGCGGCCCGCTGACCGATGTGCAACGGGACGAGTGCCGCCACCTGTACAACAACTTGAAGCATCTGGAATCGGCAGGCCACAGCACTGCCGACGATGTAATCCGTAAGGCCGCAGTGTACGGCTACATGAATGGCCGTCAGGACTTCGGTGCCGCTCCCCTGAATAGCGTAACCGAACAGGATGCGAAGGACGCGGCGCGGTATCGCTGGCTGCGCGACGGCATGTGCTTTGACACCCCAGCGGGCCAACCGAGCACCATGGCGCTGGCGAAAGCGATCTACGCGCCGGACCACAACCCGCACAAGGATTGGGTGAGCGACCGCTTCATCGCCAGCGTTGACCGCACCATCGACGCCGCCATGACCGCACCCCATCCAGCCAGAAAGGAACCGCAGATGAGTAACGAACTGAAACCGTGCCCCCTGTGCGGTTGCCACGGTCTGAAATTCACGTCGGACGCTGCCAACCCGAAGCGGCACACGATCAAATGCGACGACTGCCCGTGTGGAGCTGAGTTCTATTCTTCAGATCGCCAGCAAGCTATCGACGCCTGGAACCGACGCGCCCCTGTCTCCGATCAAGTATTTGGAGAGCCAGTTAAAGGGCCGGGGTTTAATGATACGTTCGGCCACCATTCTACCGCTACCCCGGCAAGCGATGACGCGCCCCCACGAGCATTCGTCCATGTCTCGCGCGGCACGGAAGAAGAACAGTTGCAGTCCATCGTATGCGATGACGAGCTGCCGCTGCCTGCCGAGGGAGAGCATGGAGCGCATCGAGACTACATCGGCCAAGACCCATGGGTGCAGGAGTATTCCGCCGATCAGATGCGCCAGTACGCCCGCGACTACCACGCCCACATGCTGCACAAGAGCGGCGAGAACATCGAGGGTGACGATCACTTCGCCTGCATGTTGACCGATCTGATGGTGGGGGCGAAAAAGGACCGCATTGAAGCCGCCAAGCTACAGGAGGTCTACGACTACATCAACGCCAAGCTGGCACAGGCACGAGCAGCAGGCGCGGAGCGGGATGGGTGGAGTAAAGAGCCACCTGCTCGCAACGGTCAATATGTCTGGCGCAATGGCAAGGCCTTCGCAATGGCTCTCGTCAACGTGCGAGGCGGCAAGGGCTTTCCCATTTCTGACAGCTTCTATGACGGCTGCGACGTATCCCAATGGAAGGGCGAATGGCTCTCGCTCGCTGCCGCTCCTAGCGCAGACGATCCTGCCAAAGACCAGAAAGGCGGTGCAGCATGATTGGGCCAGCAGGATTTATGGCAGCGCCTAGCCCCGACGAGAAGTTCCGCTGCACTTGCTGCGGCGGCATCTACCCTTACGCCCAAATGGCGACTCGTAATGGGGTGCGCGAGAATTGCCCCGCTTGCCTTCCTGGCCGCTGCATGGTCGGCACCATGAAGCGAGTCAGCGAAAACCGCACATCCAATCCCGCTGGGGCTCGCGCAGACGATCAGGAGGGCCGGGGATGAAAGAGCGCCCAATCCTTTTTAGCGCCCCGATGGTCCGCGCGCTGCTCGATGGCAGCAAGACGCAGACGCGGCGGGTGTGCAAGCCAGCCGAGACAGCAGGCCTGAGCCGCGTCATCGGCATCCAAAACCCGCGTGACTTCGGCCAGCGCCCGCTGGAGGTCCGCGGCTCGGGCTGGTTCGGCGACGAAGATGGTGACGTGCAGTTCTGCTCGCCGTACGGCCAGCCCGGCGACTGCCTGTGGGTGCGCGAGACGTGGGCGCCTAACGCTGGCACGGCCGGCGGCTTCCTCTATCGCGCTGACCACGGTGGCGCCGACAGCTACCACGCGGCCGACCTGCGCGCCGGGCAGTGGACGCACACGGTTGATCGATGGAAGCCCAGCATCCACATGCCGCGCCGGGCCAGCCGCATCCTGCTGGAGATCACCAGCGTGCGCGTCGAGCGGCTGCGAGACATCAGCGCCGACGACGTCCGCGCCGAGGGTGTGCTGTGGGACGCGATGGGCTGGATGGACTACGAGCACGACGATGGGCGCAGGAAGTCGTCCAGCCGCCAGTCCTATCAGACCTTGTGGGAATCTATCAACGGTGCCGGCAGCTGGGACGCTAACCCGTGGGTTTGGGTGGTCGAGTTTAAGCAGGAGGCCGCATGAGCGCGCTGGACATCGAAAAGGAGCGCGAGACGTTCATCGCGTTCTACTCGGCTGACTATCCCGACACGGGACTACCCAGCGAGAATTTAACTTGGGATGAGTTCGGTTTTGACGATGGGGTTGTCCAATCATATTGGTGCGGCTGGCTTGCCAGAGCCAAGCGCGCTATCCAGCCAGTTACCTGCAATGATGGCGGAAAATGCGGCGCTGGCGGCTATTGCGAGTTATGCCCTCATCGCCAGCCAGCACCGATCATTCCCGCGCAAACAGGAGCGGTGGAACTGCCGCCGCTTCCGCTGCTGCCGAAAGCTCCGTGCTTGCTGCCAGGCGTCTACGCCTACCGCGAGTCGGACATGGATGCATACGGAAGGGGCTGCTACGCCAAGGGGCGCGGTGATGCTGTCGCTGAATACGTGAACAGCGGCGTAAGCAAGTCGGCTGGAACGGTAAGCGGAGGGGGTGGGTTGCGCGCCGCGCTGAAACCGTTCGCGGATGCCTTCGAGCAGGTGAAGGACGGCTCGACGGATGCGGACCCCGACATTCAGGAATTTCTTGACGGGAACACGGCCACGCCCAAGGTTACGATGGGCGACTTCCAGCGAGCACACGAAGCCATCGCAGCAACCGGGCAAGGCGGGCAGGATGCCAAGTTGCGAGAACTGCTCCGCGAGGCCGACGATCTGCTGTGGGTCGCCAGCGGCGCGATGCTCAAGATGGGTCTGCGCGACCGGGGCAGCGATTGCGGCCTATCGCACGAGGTTCGCATGTTCGCGCTGGAATTTTCCAAGGAAGGGCGAGACGGCCCCGGCGCGCTCCAAGTGCAAGGCACCGGCCGCTACAACAAATGGCTTAAAGCTGCCCGCAACATCGACCGCGCCGCTATCGCAGCCAAGGAGGGCAAGTAATGGACTCCCCATCGAAATTCGAGAAGATCGGCAAAGCCTACGTCGGTCACGCGGTCGCCATCAAATCGAACAGCGGCGCAGAGTTCATCATCCTGTGCCCGACGAAGGATGAGGCTGTCGCGGCGGCTATCTCATGGGGCGAGGTCGATATCGATCCGGCGCACATCAAGCGGGCGATGCTGGGGCCGGTTGTTCCTGCCAAAGCACCAAGCGAGGAGGGTAATTGAAATGAGTCACCGCGTAATACGTCTTCCTGAGGTCATAGTTAAAACGGGGCTTGGCCGCACGACGATCTATCGCATGGAGTTGAGCGGCTGCTTTCCGAAATCAGTCAGCCTGGGCGGGAAGGCTGTAGGCTGGATCGAAGCGGAAATCGACAACTGGATCGAGGAGCGCATGGCGGCGCGTCAAGGCGCCCCAGCGGTCTCTACCGCATCGATGTAGTCGGACCAATCCTGCATCATGCGAGTTCGTTCTTTTAGCCACTTGGCGCGGTCGTAGGCCTGATCGGTTTTATCCTTCTTCACGTGGGCTAGCTGCAGGTCTGCTATCTTGAAGTCATACCCCAATTCTTGGGTGATCCCGGACAGGGCGACGCTTCGGAATCCATGGCCCGTCATCTTGCCTTTGTAGCCCATTCGGCCGAGCGCACGAAGGATCGTGTTGTTATCCATGTGCTCCCTGCCCTTCGACCTATGCGGGAATACGAAATGCCGGCCACCGGTAATCGGTTCCATCTGGCGAAAGAGAGCTACTGCTTGGCGCGACAACGGGACAACGTGATCCCGTCCCATTTTCATGCGCTCGGCAGGTATGATCCAAAGTGCCTTGTCCAGATCCAGCTCATGCCAAGGCACTCCGACCAGCTCCACGGTGCGGGTGAATGTGTGGATCATTAGCCGGAGTGCTACACGGGTCTTGATTTCCATCGCGGGCTCAACCTTGACCAGCGCAGCCAGCAACTGCGGAAGCTCCTCGACATCAATTGCCGCAAAATTACCCGGCTCATGCCCTTTCATCGCCTCCTTGACCGGAGCGCCCGGATTATCCTTTCGCAGACCTGACGCTATCGCGAAGTTGAATACGCGTGCCACAAGCCTTTGCACCCTATTTGCCATGTCCATCGAACCGCGGGCCTCAATACGGCGCAATGACGCCAGCACCATTGGCGGGTCGATCGCTGCGATTGGAAGCGCGCCGAAATCTGGAAAAATATTCATGCGTACGCGGTGCAGCGCATCATCACCAGTTTCGGAAACCGCAGGATATTTCGTCGCCCGCCATTCAATGGCGACAGCCTCGAAGGTCTTGTCGCTGGCGGCGGCAGCTCGCAGTTTTTCGATTCTCCGTTCCGCAGTCGGATCGCGTCCCTCCTCGAGCAAAGACTTTGCGGAGCGCCAGGCATCCCGCGCTTCCTGTAGTCCTGTGTCAGGGTATGATCCGATGCTGTAGGTCTTCTGCTTTCCGTTGTATCGGTACGCGCCGCGCCAGATCTTTGAGCCACTCGGCAGTAGGTGAAGTTGCAGGCCGGCGCCGTCTGATAGCTTGATCAGCTTTTCGCCTGGCTTCGCCTGTCGGCACTTAACGTCGGTGAGTGGCATTGTTGGTATGGAGTCGGGCCGCACCAACGTGTTGGTATGCGGCGGTGTTGGTACAAAAGGCGTACCAACATTTATACCAACAATTTAATGGGATGGCAACGAGCGATGCGGGACGAGTTGAAACGCCGCTACCTATGATGGATGGTTGAAAGTCTTAAGGAATGGACTATAGGAAACCACCAGAAACTCAACAGTGGCGGAAGCGGTGAACTCCATGTTCAACGCCTAACGCCTTGATTTCTAAGATAGTATTCGCGAACGTCTTTAGATTATACCAACAATCATACCAACAATTTCCGTCGCTGGGATCAGCCTACTGCCCAGCCACGATAATGCGCCATTCCTGAACGTGACTCCCGCCATCGGAGCCCTTCTCGAAGCCAAGGTAGAGCATCACCGATCCGTGGATATTCGGCGGTCCTTGTACGTACAGAATGGGAATCAGAGGCTTTAACTGCTGGTCATTCACCTCTGACAGCTTAAGCTGATGTACTGACGCTACCGGCGCCAGGGTGATTTCTCCATAAACGCCAGGATCGTTGTCGATGTCGTGATCGGTGCGGCGCTTGCCGAGTTCGCGGAGGCGGGTGACGGTAACTTTCATGGCTGGCAGTTTAGCAGCCTAGTCCTTGCGCGTGTACGGCGCTGGCAATACCTCGTCAGGATTGATCGACAGCAGCCGCAAAGCCTCCCGCAGCGCTTCCCGCTCGAGGGCTAGGTCGACCGTGATGTGCTCGCCCTCCATCAGGATCGTCCGGCCATCGAACAAGCACATGCCATGCAACGCCCGGTTTATTCGGTCGACCAGCATGGCGTCGCGCTCTGCCTTGGCGATGAATCCGCTAGCACTCATCTTGCACCCTCAGTGGCTGAACTGCGCTACGATGGCGATCCCGAATGGAGCCGACTATGTGCGTAAATTTCCGACCGCCCGACCCTGCCATGCTGGACACCGTCATGGGCGTCCTGATTGATGCCTACGATGCCTGGATGTCCGAAGTTTGGAAAGATTACGCTGCGCCGATTGTACGCCGCGGCGAGGATGGTGGGCGCATGGGCCTGGTGGCGACTTACGGGATGGTCCCGAAGCGGCATATTCCGCCACATGTACGCGCATGGGACACGATGAACGCCCGGGCCGAGACGGTGGGCGAGAAGCGATCGTTCTCGCGGGCATGGAAGGATAGCCAGCTCTGCCTGGTCCCGATGACGGGGTTCTACGAGCCGAACTATGAGAGCGGAAAGGCCGAGCGCTGGCATATCGGCATGCCGGATGACTCGTTGTTCGCCGTAGCCGGGCTGTGGAAGCACTGGAAGGAGGAAGACGGTAGCACTTCGGCATCGTTCACCCAGCTAACCATCAACGCCGACGATCACCCGCTGATGAAGCGCTTTCACAAGCCGGGCGACGAGAAGCGCTCGCTGGTCATCGTGCCGCAAGAGGATTGGGATAGCTGGCTGAATTGCCGAGATCCAGAGGAAGCGCGGAGCTTCTTGCGCCACTTCCCCGCCGAGAAAATGGCTGCCCGGGCGCAACCGCTGCCGCCGCGGCCGAAGAAGCAGGCTGAATTGCTGATCTAGCCTTGGCTGCAAGCCAAGTTCCAGCCATCCCAAGCGGCCTGCGCCATGCGTAGCCGGTCCTCGGGCTTGATGTAGAACAGCGTGGCGCCGTGGTTCCCGCATGGGCATTCCAGCCGCATGAGCTTGATTCCGTAACGTTCGCTTTCGGTGAGCGTCGGCGTGGCGCCGCAATGGCATGGGCGATTCATACCGTGAACACTTCCCGCGACTCGGGACTGGCAATTGCCGCCCTTCCGAGCCTGGCGCGGATTTCCTGAATCGGCAGCACGCGACGCCCTACCTCGCCGTACTGCTTCGACCGAAGCACTATCGTGATCGATTTCCGGTTGCGGTAACCCGCGTCATGTGCCCACTTGTCCAGCGCCGCCAGATGGTTGAACGATTCCACGAATACGCCCGGGTGCTCCTTTGTCACCATGCAGTGGTGTACATGTCCGATGTCCACGTAGTGAAACTCGGTCTCGCCGTAGTCCTTGCGGAAATCGGTAGTCATGACATGAGCGAGCTGAGCAGGCCGGCACTTGTCAGAATGGTGCGTCATCACGAGCGTGTTGCCCATGCGGTAGGCGATGAAAGCCGAATCGTTATTCAGGACATGCACGCGGCCAGTCTGCCCGTAGGCCACGCGCAGCAATTCGGCCATCCAGATATCGTTCGTGCGGCTGTGGTTCCCTTGATTGACGATGACATCGACGTTTCGCGCCTTGCTAAGCGCCTTCTCGACAATGAAACGCATGACCCGCGAGTAGACCTTGATCATCTTCGGGAAGCGGGTGTCGCAGTCCAAACGATTGCGGCTGGCTTGGGTCTCGCCCTCGAAGTTCTCGTAATGCGTGAAGTCTCCGAGGTCATTGATAACCAGGCGCTCGCACGACGGCAGTTCGTCAACCAGGATGCCGATGGCCGCGCAAATCTCCTGCTCGGCAATCTTGAGGTCGAAGTTTTCCCCGACTTCGTTGGCATAGGCCAGCATCCCGAGGTGAGCGTCGCCAATCTGGATCCATGGGATTACGTCCGATTGAAGGTCGAGCGGAGCCGGTGGCGCTTGGACGTGCCCGACATCATCGATAAAGCCTGCGATGGCTTCGCGCAGCATTTCCCGCTGCCGCTCCATGTCGACGGTCGATTTGACCCACTGCCCGCTTGGCTTGCCCTCCGCGTTGTAATAGGTCGAGACGCCCTTGACCATGAAGCCATCCGGCACAGTTCGGCTCATGTCGTGCTCTGGCGAGTACCCCATGCGCGCCGCTTCGTTGCGGATGCGAACCATCGCCTCATGAATGGCCGTCTTGCCGCAAGCAAGGGCTGCGGCCGCCTTCCGCAAGCTGCCATGCTCAATCATCGCGTCGACGTACCTAAGCTGGACGTCAGAGCGGGCGTATTCCCGCAACTTGGGATCAACGAGATTCGCCATGCTTCCTCCCTACGAGTTGAATCGGACAGCGAATTCGCCGCAGATATCGTCGCGCGCCACGCACGGGTAGGTGCACAACGGCTCATCGGCAACGACAATTGGAACCGGAGGGAAGCGCTTGCAAAGCCCTTGCTCGTCGCCCGGATCGGCTACAAAACAGCGGCAGGATGCGCAAGATTGCGTTTCAGGCTGCGGGTTCTTCTTGACCATGCTTCACCTCGTCGGGCGATGGACTCCAATGCGAGGCGCCGCCGATTCGGACGCCTTGGTAAATCAACCATGCCTTCCAGCGCGGAACGCCAGTCAAGAGGCAGGCTTCGTACAGCATCGAGTCGGCGGTTTCCCGCGGCACGGTGTGCATGTTGTAGATGTAGTCATGCGGGACGGCAGGCTCCTGCGCAATGTCGCCCAGCAGCGCGAGCGCCAGTTGCGGGATCGACGCCAGGTCGGTGACGAAACCTTCCGGCACTTCGACCAACCCGGCGATATCCGACTGGTAGCGCAGCGAGGCAAGCAACTGGTATAGCTGCCTGCCTTGCCGCGTCAGCAGCGGCATGCCGCGAGCGTCACGCATCAGCCGCATGTCCAGCGGCGTGAGGAATGCGCTCATGCGCGCGCAGCAGCGTCTGCGGCGTTCATCGCGGCCCATTGCGCATGCGTCGATTGCAGGCCGGCGCCGACGTCAGTCCACATGGCTGCCAGTTGCTCGGGCGTGAGCAGACCGGCTTGCTGCGCTTGGGTCGCCATCTGCAGCAGTTGAAGCGCCAGCGGCGACAGCGCCACGATGGCGGCGACACGCGGATCGGTTGCGGCCAAGGTGGGCGCGAGGCCGGCGGCAGTTTGCAGCGCGGTCTGCGCAATATCGGTAGCGGTGGTCATTTCGCCTCCTTGGCGGCAAGTTCGAGGATGGTCAGCGTGGTCACGGCAGCAGTCACCTGCTTGGCGGCCGTATCGGGATCGGTCGGCATCGGGCCGGTGCAAATCGGCGTAACCTGGGAGTCGAGCAGCGTGATCTGGTCGATCTGTGCGCGGTTCAGCTTTCCAGCCTTGCGGAGCTGCAGGGCCACATCGAAGGCGGCGCCCCAGCTGGCGCAAGCCTGCGTGGAAGTCACTTGCGTGCTTTGCGCCCCATGCCCGGGCATCGTCTGGCATGCCGCGAGCACTGCCGCTGCACCCAGCACACCCAGCATCGACAAACGGACGAAGCCACCCTCTTTCGACGGCGGCTGGTCGCTCGATTTCATGTCGCGCAGGACCAGTCCGATAGTTCCGACGGCCATGGCGATATTGAAGTGCAGGAAATCAGCGCGCAGGGTCGGATCGAGGAAGGCCATGACGGCCCAGCCGATGTAGCCGGCAGCGCCGATGATGGTCTGGAAGATGAATTTCGTGTTCACTTCGATACTCCTTCAGGTTTGCGTGCTTCGTCGGGGGAGAAAACGAAATCTTCGCGCTGGATCATCTGCATCTGCCATGTCGGGCCGTCCATGCAATGGATACCGTGGCCGAGGCCGGTATGGTGCTTCTTACACAGCACAAGGTTGGCGTTGTGCGCGCTGTCGATGAACGTCTCCGGCTTGCCGGGATCGAAGGTCGACCAGTCGAAGTCCGGCACGAGCAGCTTTACGCGCTCCCAGTTCACGCCCAGGCTGTCGCACCACTCCACATGCCGGTGGTGTAGCTCCAGCGGGTTCTCGTTGTCGCAGTGGCCATTAGCAACGGCGCAGCGCGCGTACGGGTTGTCGGTGATCAGCTTGCGGCGGGTCGCCTCGAAGATCGGCGTGTTCGTCCGGTCCGGATGGTTCGGGATGAAGACATCAATCGTCAGCGTGCGCTTTTGCTCGTGCTCGTTCATGCCGCCGCCCGCGTCATGTTGTCGGCCACGCGCCGCGCCCACCCGCCAGCGTTCTGCGGCCAGTTATTCAGGCTGACCATGTACCGCAGGCGCTTGGCATTGAACAGCGCTATGACCTTCCAGACGTCGGCAGCCCGGACTGCAGCGATGGTCTTGGCCCCAATGACACCATCCGGAACGGCGCCGACGCACTCCTGCAACCACTTGACTGGAAAGCCGCCGTTGTAAGCCGTGTCGAAGACCTGGTACGCGATGCGCGGGTCGAACTGGTCGCACTGGTACTTGTCCCAATACCACGCCTTCGCGATGGCCTTGGCGGTTTCCAGGGGCAGGTCGCGCATGTCGCCCTTGTATCCCCATGCGCGCGCCACAGCTTCAGTGATGCCGTACTTGGTCGCGCCACCGGGATCTGCCGCCTTGTCGCGGTCCGAGTAGCCGCCCTCGACGCCGGCGATAGTGGCGAATGCAATGTCAAAGCCACTCATGATCAGTGCTTCCCGGTAGCCGCACCGTACGCAGCTATCGCCACGATGGCGACGACAATGGCGCGCCACACCATTGACCAAAGCCCCTTGCCGAGGTTGCGATAGAAGCGACTCAAAATCACCTCCTCTGCCTTATTGACGATGGCATCGATGTCGGCATCGGTCAGAGTGCGCTCGGACGGTGGCTTCACTTGGGTCATGGCGGGCCTTGAAAAAGAAAAAGCCGCTCAAGGCGGCTTATTGCGTTTCACTTCTCCCGCCGTGGCGGTGGTTGGGTAAAGCATGGCGTGGCCGGTCAGGCGTAGCGGTTGGCTGTGTGTACGATGGCCCTG